TTTTTTACCACTTTGCGTAACCACAACATTCATCTGTTTTTCCTCCGATACTCCGCCTTTGCCTTTAAACTTCTGTCTATCAGATACTTGTCAACCGCTCGGCTCTTCGACCTCTCGTTAAACACTTTGCTGTTCCATTCATCGTACACTTTTTTCCACGTTAGGTACCGCTCACAGTTTGAATGACAACCAACATATCTATCGGGGCAGTCTTTACACGGATTGTCTTTCTTCGTTGTCATTAGCCGCTCGCCTCCTTTGGCTTATCTGATACTGTCGCCTGTTATATGCACTCCTGTCTGCCTTTGCCGAGTTGATAAGATTGAGCTGGTAGTGGTGCTCACATAACTTATACCCATCCTTAACAGGATTATTGCAAAATCGACATATACCCTTTTCGTATCTTTCTTGTGCATTCAACCTTTTCTCTGCTCTCTTTCTTCGGTGATAAGCATTAGTTTTTTCAGCGCAATACACGCATGTGTGTGCACCATCTTTAGCCGGTCGTTTTCCGCACCTAGTACAAAGGCCTTTTTCAACCCTTTCGGCATATTTGGTTTTCGCCCATTCCGCATGTTGTTTGTTGGTGTTTTCTCTGTCTGACTCCCTTTTTCTTAGCTTCCACTCAGATTCTCGTGCGCGACACTCAGGGCAGTGCCTTTCAGTCCCCATTAATTTATTTATTCGGCATGTAGGGCATATTCCATTATCGGCATACCAGTGTTTTTGTTGTATGGAGTCCTCGGTGTGTGCCTTGCAACATTTAACACAGTAAGCACCTATCCTGTCCAGCGGTTTTCCACATTCGACACATAATCCAGCAGCTTTACGGCGGCGGTACTGTTTTGTTGATGCTCCCATAGTCACTACTCTCTATTCAGTTTATAGTTTTTATCTTGAGTAATCTCAGGCAGATTAGCCTATTTATCTTGAAGTAATTTAGAATTATTATTGACTTTATCAATCATCTGTCGTATCTCTGACGGCATTCTGTCTATCTCTCTCTGTCGTGCTATCTCTGTTCGATAGCACCGCATGAAGTTGCTGCTCACGACATTCTCATTAAACTCCGTGTCTTGCGCCCACATTCTCAGCTGTGACGGTGAGCCCACGGCTCTCTGACATGCCGGCGGCAACTCGTTAAATCTTGCTGTTGCATTGTAGCCACTATCCGATATTGCCTTGCGGACCAGTGACCACGCTTCGGCATCGGTCATTTGCCGAGGAGTAGTTATTGACTTTATTTTGTCTATAACCTGTCCTATCGCCGGGGCAAAGCCACTGGTGTCCGTTGATATATATGCCTTGATTGCCATGTCAACCTCTGAGTAAGAATAATCAGACAACATATCCGTCCAAACAGATACGGTAAAGTCAATGTTAATCGGCTTGTAGTTTGGATAAGCAACCATCAATACCGCTATTATCTTACGTGTTTCTTTATCGGTCGTAATCACCACCGCCTATCAGTTCAAATCTGTACTTCTGCTTTGAATTTGGATATTTATTTCTATCGACTTCGCTCATAAACATTCCAAGTGGTCTATTCCAGATAGTACCCTCATATTCGTATACAACCGATACTTCTTCGGTTTCTGTGTGCCTTGATATTCCTATAACCGTTACAACCTTTCCTATCTTAAAATGCCTGTACTTCTGCCCTGCTACTGGTAGCGGCCTATCAAAATCGTAATTAGACTCTTTCTTAAAATGCCTTGTCAGTAATGCAAGGTCACCATTTTCTTCCAGCTCTCCATCATTTGAAAAATCTTCGCTTTCCTCAATATGTAACTGCTGAAACTTGCATATGGTGCTTTCACCTAATATGATTTCAGTCAATGCGCCTTTGAATCCCTCTACATCGTATTGGTTAATGTCTCCATCAACAAAATACCCGCTAAATCTAAATATTTTTGCCATCTTCATCTCTCCTTATCTGCTCCATGAGCCTATCAAACTGATCATTAGCACTCTGCCGTGACTTTGGTGGTTGAACTTTTTTTATTCTGTCCCAGGTTATCCCTTGATAGCCATTTCCAATACTCTCATCAATTATTGCGATGACAGCCTGCTCTCCATACTCATCAGCCTTGGCCTTAATAGTCTTAACCAAGGTTCTCAATCCGCTCTCTTTGTATGTAAATCTCCGTTCTTTTTTATATTTAAGCCATGTATTGATACTATCTAATAAATAATTAGATATATTAAACTCTGTAATTAATTCATCTAGTATATTATTATTTATATTAATATTCTCTGATGTATTAACTATATCTCTTTTATTATTAATATATATATTATTAATATCAGTATCAGATACAGATGCTTGTATGGGGCATGTATGCCCCATAATAGGGGTATTACTTCTTATGCAGCTTACAACATCCAAAACATATTTTTTAAACATTTCCGACTTAATATGTTTTGCAACATTTTCAACCCCAGTAAGCGTTTTCTCGGACTTACTCCAGTTGTATTTATACCAATTCAGAATCAATACCTCCTTGGTATTCTTATCAAATTTAATAATCTTGTGAACATTTTCAAAGCGCTCAAGCAACCTTATTATGGTGTCTTTATTGTATCCGGTATTTCTAGTCATCTGAGAATAGCTAATCTCATAACAACCACAAATATTAGTCTGAGGGTTCGTCAGCAAATAAATATAAAAATACTTATCCTCTGGTGTAAAATCATCCTCAACCTTATTGTCCGTCCAAAATGATAAATGCACACTCCTGTATACCGCCATCAAACCTCACTCCTTATATAATTTTAGTCTTCGTCTTTTGTAATGCCTTTTTTAGAAATTTTGCTTGCACTGAACACTGTATTTATCGTCCAATGCACCAAATCTAAAAATTTTAGCAGAACTCATAACGCCTCCTTTATCATATTTACCGCATCTTCCCAGGCATGAATAAAACTTAATGCCCAAAGAACAGTGCCATCCTTAGATTTTAAATCATTTGCCATGGCACAAGCTCTTTCCCATTCAGGATCAAGTTTTGCCTCTGCCGTTGCTCTAATTCTTTTTGCCAAAATATCCTCCTTTTTTAAATAAATATGCAACTATGTTTTGCATATTTATTCATTTTCGTCAACCCATTCTACGCCACCTTTGTTACCTACATGAGTAACAATATTGGGGTATGCAGTTTTCAAATATTGCAAATCCGAACGCAATGTTCGTGTTGAGACATTTAGTTCTTTACAAATAAAAGAAGTTGTCACAAACTTTTTCTCTTGCAATATTTTCACAATTCCCAGTTGCCTTTTATTTATATTATGCATTACTTATTGTCCTCCTGTTGTATATTTAGATTTTTAAACATAGCGCACATAACATCAACCACTATGCTATTGCCAAATTGCTTATATAGTTGCGTATTACTGTTGACTGCTGCCATTTTGTCAATATCATCATCAGATACGCCCATAAGCCGCCCACACTCTTTCGGTGTTAGCTTTCTGATACGATAGCCAACATTGTATAAATACGAATTTCCACCAGTATTTCCAACGGGTTGAGCATTTAATGCCATAGCACAAGCATTAGAACTATACACTCTGTTTCCTTGTCTGTATTGTGAACCAAATTCATTTTCTTTCCCAACACCACCTAACAATAAAGGCTTTTCAATTCTTACAACTTCTTGGTTTTGTGCGGTTAATGTAGGACAAGTATTGCCTTTGTCTTGCACTCTGCCTCTTCTGGTCTTGCTTTTCGGATAGCTTGCGTCGAAGCAACCACCTATTTCGCACTCAATAGAACCACCCTTTGTGGCTTGCCTGATTTTCACATTTTCAAGCAACAAATTATCTTTCTGCACTGTTGTCAGCGTATTAGACACATTATCTCGTCTAGGCTCCAACTCCGTCATATTATGTCTACTTTCTTGTATCTGTCCGCTTTCATATGCTTTCCGTATTTGCTTGCCATACTCTGTACGTTTAGGTGTTAATACTTGTGGTTCCATAACAAGATTATCTTTCTGTACACTTGTTAAACAATTACTTGTGCCTTGCGTATTTACCTCTAATCTCTGTTCTGTCGGACTTCCAACAGTTCTATCTGACGGATTATCAGGATTTCTTCCACGCATAGCAACTATCTGACTTTCGCACACTTTAATCTGTTGCGTACCGCCACCCTCAACCGTTGTAATGTTGGGACAAAGTGCATTTTCGTCATATACTGTGTTTGACTGGTGCTTGCCTGTGCCGTTATCCATAAATCCCAACTGTTTTGTTTCAAGAATTTTAGGCTCTTGATTACCACCTTGCATTGTACTCAATGTTGGACTACACCCCCCACACATCATAAATTCTGTTGGTGCTCTCAAATTTTGCTTCAAGAGAACCTACTACATTTACATCTGCCATTACTTCAATCACTCCAATATCATTCTTGGTTCTTTATACTCTCTTGCGGTTATAGATGGAGCTGTGTCTTTGTATGTTCTTATTGCACCGCCCTCTAAACCGCTCATGCTTGTATCAATACATATTTTCTGCGACAAGATTTCCGGCTTTTCTGCGTTTTGAAATTCCGTTATCGTACCTTGCTGGTATGCAGTTTGCAATTTCTCTCTGTTGTGGCTTATTGATTGTTCCGTCAATGCAAGTCTGCTCTGCTCTGCTCTGCTCTGCTCTGCTCTGCTCTGCTCTGCTCTGCTCTGCTCTGCTCTTAGAAATTGTATTTGGTAATGTGCCGTTGTCAATAAGCTGTTTTATCAGCTTGTCAGCCTTTTCATTGTTGATATAATACTTTTCATCTACACTGTCTTCCAAATAGTCCTTTAACTTCTTTTTGAGTGGTATAGGTTTTGGAAAATTATATGAATAATTTCCCAAGAATGAAAACATAAAACACCTGTTTCTGTTCTGTGCCACTCCATAATTTTTAGCATTCAAATCTTGCCAATAATTTTTGTAACCTAAACTTTCCAAAAATTCCAACCACTTCTTGAAATCATAAATGTTTTTCTTACCATGTACCTGTGGTACATTTTCCATGAATAATATCTGTGGCAACTCACCACCACTATCTCTGATTTCTGTTAGTATTCTTTCAACTTCCCACAAAAGCCCTGATCGTGTACCGCTACCCTTAGACATACCAGCTTGCTTCCCAGCAACAGACAGGTCCGTACACGGAAAAGAGTAAGTAAGTAAGTAAGTAAATGTTTTAGTGTCCGTAATGGCTAAATCCACAGCATGAACCTGTGTTATATCCATTGTTGAAAAATCAGTGCCATGCACAGCGTTATAACTTGCTATGGCATACTTATCAAACTCCACAACTCTGTAATGTTCAAAGTCTGCACCTATACGCCTTAATGCCATAGCCTGACTGCCATATCCAGCAAATAACTCTATAAGTCTGATAGGCTTAGTAATGCTGATAGGCTCTCGCAAATAATCAAAAATATTCATTTGTGACATTTTTATCACCAAAAGGAAACCTCGGTTTCATGTGCGCACAACCTATTCCTTTCTTTGATTTTTAGTCCTCTCTTACTAAAAAGTTAATGACTATTTTATTGTGTACCAATGTATACAAAATGCCTTTTTCTACTTCAAAATTAAAAACAGCACATTTTTCTCCGTCATTTTCGATTTCTTCAATACTGCTTACAAGTTGCATTTCTTTAATGCCCCTAGCCTCAAACGCATGTAATGCATTTAGTAAATCCTCAACTTCACTATAATTTCTGCCTACTGGTAATGCAATCCTCATTCTACTTTGCTCCTTTCAACTGCTCGGCTATCTCAAAAACCTCTCCTGTTGTAATTATGGTCGAGCCTCCATCCACATAATTCTCATCTAAGTCAATATGAGATTTTTGAGATATTAAGTCGGCAAAATCATTAACACCCTTGTTGTAGCCAAATTTATAGCCACATCTATACACATTTTCTGACATTCCCTCATTTGCCCTGTACGCTTTCAATTCCTCTAACCATTCAGCTAAATGTTTGTTATCGTTTGAAATTCTAAGACAATCCAAACCATAGTACGGACTTCTCTTTTTTAATGTTAAATTTAGTTTATGATTGTTTTTGAAACTATTTTCATTATCTCTAGCTTTTTGTATTGCTTCATCAATCGTCATTATCATCACTCCTTTATTTTTCGCCTGCAATGAGTAGCACCGAATTTTGATTTTCCAACATATTCGTAACAATCAACACATTTCCATTTACCACTTTTTTTCGGTGTACCTGAGCATCCATAGTATTTATGATTCTCACTCGGATAATCGTTCCAACAATGGCAGTCATAGTCTTTACCGATTATCTTCACCTACTTTCAACAAATCCATAAACTTCTCATACTGTTTCTGTGACACCTTATTATTAGTTTTATCCGCTCTAATTTCGATTTTAAGGTGTTTATTTGCAATAGAGGATAATTCCCTTGCAAGGTTTTTTCTACCTTGCTCTAAACCATCACGGTAGCCCCTAGATGGTTTAAATTCGTTTATCTTCTCCTTGCCCTCTCCTTGACCACCAGCTGTCTTGTTGTAACGACACTGGTAGCCTTTTTTCGTGTATTGCAATATCCAATACTGTTCCATCTGATCTAGTTCATTTTGGGGATAATGAATAAAATTAATCTGCCATCCATAGGGGTTATCCGCACTGTAAAACCCTCGTTTCTTCAATGATAGGTCTATATGCTGATATCCGGTAAGATGGCTACACATCCGCTGCAAAATTTTCACAGCTTGACCTATGTAAAAGTAAGATATGCCATCCTCATCCGTCCGGGTGAGAAAGTATATACCACTCTTGTCATCAAGGTTTGGATTAACTTTCAAAAGCCTTTCACGGTTGGATTTTTCTATGGCATATATTTTTTTGTAATTTAGCTTACTCGTTTTCTTCCACCTCTCAATCGTCATTGAGCTCTGCCCCATCAAGAAAGCTTCGGAGCTTCTTCATGCAGTCCGGGCATAAGTCTCTTGATCCCGTCACATCTTCGAACATATCAAACATACTTGCCCTTATTGCTGCTCCGTGTTCAAACGGCAGGTCGTAGAACGCGCCGCATCTATCGCATTTGCTTGCGTATGCCATTCTATACACCCTCCTTCCTTGATTCATAAGGTTTTGGCAGCTTTCTCCAGGCTACTACTTTGTCTGTAATCTTTGAGTATTCGTAATTATCACAATAATCATGCACTTCATACCAGCCCTGTGGAATCCACCAAGAAATACCGTCTTCTGTATACTCCCACCCATCTAAGATATCATCATCCACGTTCCATTCTAAATCTTCCAACGAACAATTGCGATGTGGGATATATACCGCCTTAACAACTCGACTGTATATTTCACCTGTTATTATTGAGGCTTTTTCTATCGTTACAAGAACCTCATCTGAAGTAGTTCCCTTTTCACATTTGGGAACTGTGTCTATATTCCATTTGACCATTATGTATCACCTCTCCTTTATTCAAGATTCAAACCTCATGTGTAGATATTTTCCCGTACATTCAGTTTCCCAATAATAATCTCCCGCATACCAATCTTCGCCTAGGCAAGTCTGATCACACCATTCCTTACACTCTTCTGTTCCTTGCTCGTTTCCAGTGTAATAATCAGCTATATTGGCACCATCAACATCCATGCCGTCAGGATCAAGATGTTCTTCCACCCATTCTCTTATCTCTTCATTAAGCCTATTTCTAAGTTCAATCTTATCAACTATATCTTTAGGAATTTTATTCATCCACTCCACCTCTCTTCACTATCTCGATTGCCTTTTGAATCGCACAATCTATGCAACCAACATCATCAGACTTGTTACATCCACCTTTTGACACTCTGCAAAAATAAAGACCTTTTGGATGTATTATTTCTTCCAATTCTTCCACAACCTTATTCACATCATAAGTTGTTGGGTATTTATCCAGTAATAGTAATACTGCATTTGTATTTACTAAAGTTCCATTGCTTAAAGTAACCGATTTTAAATCTTTCTTTAGTGCATCGGCATCTATCAATCTCATTCTTCATCACTCCAATCTAACCTACAACCGCACTTGCTACAGTAATTTGGCGCATTGTTGTTATTCATTATTCCTACATCATGACTAACTTTGATTATGTTTCCACATTCACAATGGAATACCGAAAGAGTATCACTAAGATTATGATTAAATATGGGTTTCTTCGGAATTTGCTTTTCAAGCGCCTTAATTCCCATATTCAATGCTTCATTCATATATATGTATGGTTGAAAATTTGGTGTATTTCTGCATTCTTTAATTCTTTTAATTGCTTCACGCTCTGTCATATTATTCCTCACTTTCTAACAATTCTGGATTATCAAAGATGCTGCCGATAACTTCTATACCGTCTTGATAATCGTAAATATACTCTTCTTCAAATCTTCCATCTTCAAGCAATACATTAAAGTAAAAACCTGCTTCACTTTCATTCCAACCAATGCATCCGCGGCATTCTTCAGTAAGACAATTTACAATATCATTCTCCCAGATCAGATTGCCGTTCTTGTCTTTCAAGCCTGTGCATTGGCAGATTGTGGATTTATCAACCTCGCAGAAACATGAACCAGAAATAGTCCAATCATCACAAGCAGCCCCTGTGTATTTCTCAATAACAAGACCACCTATAAATACTCTTGCATTTTCAAATCCGTCATCAAACAAGTACCCCTGCACCCATTCTCTGTTATCGGTTCTCTTTGCTTTGTACAAATATCTATCTTCCATACTCTCTCCTATTCTTTTCTATTAGTACCAAATAACCTATCTAAATTGATATGTCCGTTTATTTTTACAATAGATGCATAGGTGCTCCAAAATGGTCTGATACTCTTCTACAACCAGCGGTTTCTGTCCTATCTGCTTATTAACGCACGCTTGAGCGATTCTTAATGCATACCTGCTTGATATGTTCTTACATCTCGATGTAGCATCCTGTTCAAGTATACCTTCAAGTAATTCAAGTTGATTCTTCACCTGCTTTAGATTCATTCCTTTTCTTGTGCTCATCCGCTTTCACTCCTACTTAAATGGTAAATCATCCTCTATGCCCTCTGGTATGCTCATAAAGTCGTTTCCAGAACTTGGCTGATTGCTCGCATTTGCTGTATTGGACTGCTGACTATTGCTGTTATTCGCATTCTTACTCTCGCAAAATTCCTGTTCCTCAACAACAACATCAGTCGTATATACTTTATTGCCATCCTTATTTGTATAGCTACCAGTCTGGATTCTACCAGTTATGGCAATCTTAGTGCCCTGTTTAAGGTACTTCTCTGTAAACTCAGCGCTTTTGCCAAATGCAATGCAGTTGATAAAATCTGCTGTCTGTCCATCGCCCTGTTTCTTAAATTTGCGATCTACAGCCAATGTATATCTAGCTATACACATCTGATCGCCATTCTGTGAATATCTGATTTCTGGATCGCGGGTAAGCCTACCCATCATAATTACTTTGTTCATATTATTTCTCTCCATTCTCTCTAATTGTAAAGGTTATTCCAACCTCTTCCTGTAATGTATCTATATAGTCCTGCCACTTCACATCTTCGTCAGCAAGGCAAGAAGTTTTAAGCACAAAGCGCTCAATAAACCTACATAATCTATCATGTCCAAACCCAAATTCATCATGCAATGTTGCGCATGATAACAAGACCACTGTATCGATCGTGTTCCATTTAACTTTTTGCTCATATTCACGCATCTTTGACGTTGGAATTTCAAGTGGAACAAAACATGCTCTACGTTTGACCAATTCCTTTTCTGCTTTCTCTATGCCCTCACGCTTGATAATCTCTAACAACCAAGCTGCACCGGACATTCTGTACTCATGTACTTTATCATTTGATTTTGCCATATCTTTTGTACTCCTTTCTGCTTAAAATGGACATTCATCCTTTGCTCTCAACTGCCATTCCACTCCGGCTCTTGCAACGTCCACATTTGCGTTTTTAGCCACTTCGCATATCTCAGCAACCATTCTGTCAGCATTGCTTGTATCAATGCCCAAATGGCACAATATGACGTTCTGTAGGTTATCTGTAGCATTTACCCTAACAAATTCCTTGCAAGTAGCTAATTCACAGTGGCCAAGTATCTTATGAGTGTAATTCGGAGCATCAGTATCGACCATATCTTTGATGTAATTACATTCGATTAACATATGGTCAATATTTTGCTTTTTAAATGTCATTGGGCAATACTCAAAATCCGTCATGTACAACATTTTTTGCCCATCAACCTTGATCAAAAAACCGTAATTGGGAGTGCCGTTGTGTGGGAGAGAAAAACAACGAATTGTAAACTCTCCCATTTTTACAGCCTTACTAACAGATTCAAATGGTTTCCACACTGATATACCCAGTTTTTTCAAATCAACTGCTGCCCTGATGTGGTCTCCATGAGCGTGACTTATAATGACACCAGCAACATCTTTAATATTGTAATCAAGACCTCTCTGTATATCTTTAATTGACACTCCACAATCAAGGATAAGCGTTTGATTATTTGCATTTGTGAGTAAATAGCAGTTGCCAATGCTACCACTGGATATACATTTAAGCTTCATTCCTACGCCTCGATTTTTTCTAATGGGCATTTTTCATGTCTTTTGCCATCTCTAATCTCAAAAGATACGTCTGAACATTTGATCTGTTTCAATTCCATAAGTTTACATTTAAAATCTAAAGAACACGGGGCAATATACCATGCCCTGCACTCCTGACAGTTACTAGGCATTTTGTCCCAATATATTTCACACTTTGCTTTCATACCAAAAACTCCTTTCTTACTTTGCAAACTCTGGTACTTCTTCGTCCTCAGCAAATTCCTGTGAATTGGCATTCTCAGCAATCTCAGCTTGCGCAACTTGATATACCTCGTCCATTTCAATCTGTGCCTGCCTTGCCATCGGATCATAATTCTTTGGATACTTTCTTATTGCATTGTTGCACATTTTTCTTTGAATCATGCTTTCCGGCGTATCAAGCCAAGCGCCACTGATAAACGGTCTCGCAAGCTCGCATTCCAACATTTCATCTACGGTTTTACAAGTTCTTAAGGCATTAAGCACTTCATCTTTTTTTGCCTTAATCTCTGACTTTTGTTTTTCTGTAGCCTTATATCTGTCGGCACAAATCCCAAATGTGCTATTCATCATATTTTGCTTAACATGTGCAAGCAAATTAACCTTAACACTATCCCTGTCTGCAGAAAGGTATGTCACTGTTCCGTCCAACAGTTTGACAGGATATACGACTCTTACTGCTTTACTTGATAGTCCCTTTTCTACCCATTCAGGCTCTGTAATCGACAACCCTTTATGCTTTGGTGGAATATATTCATCGCCCTCTTTGATTACCCAGTACGGGTAGACCTGTTCAACGTCTTTTCCATAGTTGGCAAGTAAGGAGTCGTAACCACTACCCTCGATTCCCATCTCAACCTGTTTCTGCCATATATCCTTGCCTGTCTGTGGATCGGTTCCTACCTTTACATTTCGTAGCTGGAAGTAACACTCCCTTGGATATGCGCTTGCATTTAATTTGAGACTTGCACATCGCTTCACAATTCCTCTCAAATTGCTTGTATCAAGGTTGCCCATGTTAATCTTAGGGTCGTTCTTGACAAGGTTGAATATGCTTGTCATGGCTTCCATGGCGCACTCTTTGGCATAATCGTCCATATCCATGCCAACAGTTTTGTAATCATCAATAATAAGCCCTGTTATTGCATTGCTCCATTCACTTAATGAAGTAGTAAATGCTTTTTTTTCTGCAATTGTCGTACTATTTTCCATTTATTTATCCTCCTCATGTAGTACTTCTTTTAAAATTTCTGCAATAATTTTTTTCTTGACTTCCCTGGCTTCTGCCTCAATCTCATCATAAGTCTTTTTTGAGTTTTTAATAACCTCTTCAAACTCATCCTCGCTTATATGCTCACGTAAAGATTTAAGTAATACTGCTGTCTCAGCTGTAACTTCATTCTTGGAACCATTGATTTCAACAAACCCTTTGTCGCACTTAACCATATTTATTTCTCCTTGTTTTACTTGATTTATTTAACAATTTCTCTACATATTCATCCATGGAATGACACAATTTTACACAGTTACCATGTAGCATATGATTCTTCAAAGCACCATATTTTTCATAGAACTTTTTCTCTGTCATCTTGCCGTTATTAACAAGTTCTGCCCAGGCTTTTATTTTCTTATAGATTTTACGTTTACTTGTGCTATTTAATTTTCGTATATACTTTCCATCTTTCGTTACATAGTGATGGAAACCTGTAAATAAAATTCCGTTTTTAAATGGAACTATCTGTGTCTTGCCATTAAGTGATAATCCCAGGCTCGCTACAAATTGATTTATGCAATCCAGACAATGTTTCAAGTATTCTTTGCTTGGTGCAATCAGATAAAAATCATCCATGTATCTACCATACAATTCAATTCCCAGCTCACCTGTTATAAAATGATCTAACCCATTTAGCATAAGCAACGCATATACTTGCGCAACCTGATTGCCAAGTGGCAGTCCTAAGCCATCAGTGCTGTCAATGTATAGATGATTCAACCATTTTGTATATTCGTCATCAAAATAGTAATCGACTATATCTTTCAACACTTCATGATCTATCTGATAGAAAAATTTTGTAACATCACATTTCAAAATCCAACCGTCAAGACCGTGCTCTTTATAAAATTCAAGCATGTGTTCTTTCAAACAATCCATGCCAAAGTGGGTTCCTTTGCCGAGTTGCCCTGCGTAGTTTGTTTTTATAAATTCATACTTCAACCTTGGGAGCAAAATATTGTCACATAAGCAATGCTGAACTACCTTATCTTTGAACGAACACGACTTAATCACTCTTTCTTTAGGTTCGTAGACCTTAAATTCATTATACGGATTCATCCGATATGTCTGATTTTCAAGTTGTTCTTTCAACATATGAAGTCCCTCAAGACTCATTGCTTCAAATTTTGCAGTGCTTGAATTATGTTTTTTGCCACTTTTAGCTTTTTTATATGCTTTATACAGGTTCCCATAATCACATATAATATCTTTATCCATAGTAAAAATTCCTTTGTATTTATCCTTTCGGGAAAAGTCACACACTTTTTTGTATCTTTATCTGATTTCGGCTTAATGCCTACTCTTACTGTCTGTGTGATACAGAATGGGCGAACACCGTTGTTGTTGTTACAGTTGTTGTTGTTGATATTGCCAGCGGACGAAACAACGGTTTATACAGTGTGTAACCTATATTTTTATTTACTGTCATTACTTGCCAATCTTTTCTTGTCGCCTGTTCTCCAAGCAATTGCCATATGCTTAACATCGGCTACCATTTTCGACCAGTATTCCATGCTTTTCACATTGATAATGTTTAATTTCATTGATAATTCAATGTAAAACAAAAGTTCATCGCAATGCGTTATAGCTTTTGTTTGCAGTTCTGATCTCTCTTCAAGGCAAGTTTCCCAATTTGTCCTATTTGCTTCATACAAATATTCATATATTTCCAATGCCTTATTCTGCATTTTGTCAACAAGCGAAAATCTGTATTTCTTTGGGTATCTATTACAATTTGAAGTTATACGGAATGTGTGTTCAGCCAAATTCTTTGCCTGTGAAATCACTCCAAACTCTTTCTCTGCCATATCATTTAATCTCCTGATTCAAAGATTGAAGATGAGAAGATACAAACTGGGCGAACACCGAAGTTGCAGTTACAGTAGTTGCTGCGGACATTGCCAGCGGACGAAACAACGGCAACGGCTCTTTCGTAATCGTTGCATGGTGTACTCCAAGGACTGACAAGCCACCACCAATAATCTTCGGTGTTTGGTATGAGACTTCTATACTTTCTGTATTCGTCAACAGTAAGAAGAGAAACCTTATCCTCACACTTGCCATATTCTGTCTGACCGTCAAGAGATAAAAGATTTCTCTCAAACGAAATTATATTTTTCGATCCTATTTCTGCAGCCATCTTCTCAAAAAACACTCCATTAAGATAGCCACGAAGATCACTGTTTTCCCAATTGTTTGAATCTGAATCAAACTCCATATCTTTAATGCTATCAGCCAGACAAATATATCCAACACCTGTGATGTCAAGAATCTTCCACGTTGTATCTACAAGTTCAAATGTATCTCCAATACCGAGTCCTTCCGGAAGATTGATTGACTTTGAAGTTGTCTTTAACACTGCAATCTCGTTTCTGAGATCATTAATCTGTTCCTGCAACCCTCTCATTGTTAATGTTGCCATAATTACTCTCCTTTCTTTGATACAAAGATATTAGATTTTAAGATACAAACTGGGCGAACACCGTCGTAGTCGTCGTAACAGTCGTTGTCGCCGAAATCGCCAGCGGACGAAACAACGGCGATGCTATAACTACAACCTCTTTCCTCAGTGCTCCAAGGAGTACATGTCCACCACCAATCGTCCAAGTCCTTATTAGGAAGTAAGTTGTTGTACTTCCTAGCCTCATCAAAAGTGATAGGTCTTACCTTGCATTTACAATCATCAAATTCATGCTGCATATCAACTGATGTTAACTCAACAGTATGCTCAACGAGATTGTTTTCCCCAACCTCTGACTCAATTATCGGCTGAATCTTATCTTCAATCATTTCCTTAAGATTAGATTTGTTGTAATCTCTTGATGTCTCATCATAAACTACATTTTTGGCCATAAAGTTCTTAGAAATAATTTTGACCTCAGCCCCTATCTGTTCAAGCACAATAAAGTCATTCTTCCCAATCTCAAACACATCTCCAGGTGCTAAGGTTGATAATTCTACCTTGTTCTTTCTTTCTGCTTCTTCAAGCTGCCTTACAAGTTCTCTTGCTACTTCTAATGCCTTACTCATCACATTACCTCCAATTCCTCGTTGTCGTTTACGGCAAGCATTATTATCTGACCATCTACCATATCTACAGCTTTCTGCTGATTTGCAGAATCAAGACTCTCTGCATCATCAAGCCACATAGGACAAGCAACATTACTAATCTGTTGAATACTGTTGCAAATATCAATCCTACCAATAATCCTATTTCCCTTGTTACTCATCGTGGTAAGAATACTCTTCCCGTCTATAGTAGGAATACATGTTGACTTATATCCGCCGTTTTTAGCAAATTCAAATAGCTGCCACTTTACCAAATTAAAATGTTTGTTTATTTCATTTGTGAGAACTTCATTTTTAGCCTTATCAAGATCATCTAACAAATCAAGAATCTTCTGTGCATCCGTTTGAGCCTGTCCAAGATTGCGCTTATTAGCCAGCAACTCTTCAAGCCTTGTTTCGTCAGCTTCTGTATCAGACTTAGCGATCTTGGCTTCGCACTCAGCTAACTCCTGCCTGAGTGTGGTCTCTTCGGATTTTAGTCTCACCCTTGTGGCTGTTGTCTCCATACCAGCCATATTGATTTCAAGTGCTTCTATCTGCGCCATCACGCCGATATATTCATCAGCACCCGATATGTCAATGCATAATGGAAGTGCGTTATATTCTTCTTCAAGCTTGGTAAGCTTTGCTCCTGTATCAGCAACAGTCTTTCGATTGAATTCATTGCAATTTTTAAGTTTTTCTATGCGCTCCTCAATCTCCTTGATCTTCTGAGCTATGGCCTTGCCATCAGTCTCAATTACTGTCAGTCGCCCGGCTTGATTCTGTGCAAAATTACTCTTAAGTCTTTCGATATCTTCTGCCGGAAATTCTCTATGGCAAGTCGGACACACAGAAGTAAGTTCGTTAAATTTCTCAGCATTAACGGATTTCCATTCAGCAACAAGTTTTTCCTTCTTTGACCTTAAAATACCCAAAGTTCTTGTTGATTGGTCGATATCCCAATCGTTATCAGAAATTCCCTGGATTACACTCATCTGAGTAGTCTTGCAATCATCTATCGCACTTCTAAGTGCTGCTCTCTTGCAATCAAGATCCTCGTTCGCCTTATTCTGCATTGCGGATATTTTGAATTTTAACTTTAGAATCTTATCTGCAATTTTGTCATGTTCAGCAGCTACCTTATCCATGTCCAGCTGATCTTCCACAACTTTGCTCAACTTTTCTTTAATTGCATTTTTCTGCAATTCCAAGGCGGATATATCTAGTGACTGTTTGATCTGTATATCTCTTTCCTTTTCTGTTATCTGTCCGTCAAGAACTGGTAACTCCTTTGCAACTTTGGACTTTGTGGCTTTATTCATTGCTGAAAGCTCGTCTGCCGTATACTTCTCAAGGAGTGGAACAAGTTCAGTAAGTTCAACTTTGCTTTTTGCAACGTCAACGTCTGATATTCCATCTACCAATCCAAACAGAAACTCTCTCATTTCTGCCGGTTTCTTTGCTAAAAATGCATTGATGTTACTACACATCTTGAGGATAAACATATCAGCGCCAAGATATGCATTAAAATCCCTTAATGTCTTAGGCACATCATTGATTGAATAGGAATTATCATCCTTGTAACTGCTGCCATCTTTGCTATATTTCCTCTTCTGAGACTTACGCATGACGACTTCCTTGCCGTCAACGTCAAACACAGCTGTGACCGATACGTCTGTGTCATCCACAGTTTTGCCACCAACCATACGACGAATAGGTGGATTATCGGCGAGCTGATAATCACAGTTGAATAACAGCCACATGTAAGCGTTAGTTATTGAGGATTTCCCTTTGCCATTGGAAGCGGCAATCTTAGTATTATCCCCAAAAATAATTTCCTTATGCGCATAACACATGAAGTTTTCTAAAATTAACTTTTTCAAACTGATTCTCATTTTTTATCTACCTCCAACGGTGACTCACCAAGTACAATAAGTAACGTGTTTACATCTATATATTTTTCTTTCCTTGTCATACTTATAATCACATCAGCTCTTGTCTCCATATCTATTAATTCCTCATATCTATCGCGAGGAATAGTCACACTGTCTGCGCCGCTGTTATTACATGTTCCTTCGCAACTAATTTCCATCTTTCTTTTCCTCTCTTTCTTCAAGCACTTTAAATTTTGAAACAGATACCTCGTAAGCTGTCTTTTTCTCTTCGGTGCCATCCTCATAAAATTTGTTGTATTCCCTTGACTGAAATCTACCAGTTATGCCGACAATAGAGTTAAGTGGTATTCTTGCAAATAGTTCAGCATTGTTACTCCACAAAAGAATAGGAATCAGATTTCCAATCCTATTAGGAAGATTATTGATTACCCTAGTGTCACAAACCCTATATCCTCTAGGTGTTGCCCTGATCTCTACATCGGCAAACTTGTGGGCAATAAAATCGACTCTGTTTTTATCACACGTATAGGGCTTGACCTCATGTACCTCTATATATACTTTTGTGTGATTTACACCTGTTGAATCGACAACATGCTTAGTGCGGATATGCCCGACTACCTCTACATAATCAAATTTGCTGATATATGAGACCTTACTATCTTCAATATAACAAGGCACTAAATCCTCTGTTCCACTCAGTCGCCTTGCACTTATAATCACGCGATAATACGACTTATTACCTACTGAGAACTCATATATAGGTGTATCAACAACACATCCAGCGATCACCGCATTATTGTTTGACCAATCACTAATATTTTTTTCTCTCATTCCTTTCCTCCTCTATAGTTCCCATCTTTTGTTCAACTACCAGCATTGTAAGAACCAGTCCTGCAAATGCCAAAATAATCAATATCTTTACCCAAATGGGTAAAGAAATGTTAAATAGTTCCAACCCTATAGGTACGCATATGATGGCTATATAAAACATAATGGCCATCAGTGTGCACAAGACACGAATTATAATCGTGTCTAAATTTCTTCCCACGCAATCACCTCCTGGCATCACAATACTGACCCATATTCATCTGAGAATTAGCATTGTTTATCTGTTCGGCAAGTGCCGTGGGTGCTGAATAGCTACTGATAAAGTTCTGAACATCATCTATGTACCTACGCTTGATACTCTTATAAGTAGAAACACAGCCAAATTCACGCTTAAGCTGACCATACATATCTCTAAATGTCTGGCTCCTTATGCTCCTATCGGCGTATGCCTCGCTATCTTTACCACCTAAGATTGATACCACCTTGCGCTTGACAAGTTTCTGAACCTCGTCTATTTCGCAGCCATATAAAGGCATATCGTTTTCAAGACTGCCTATCTTGTCCTCAACCCTATCTACCCTCTCTGCAAGCTCTGTATTGCCCTGAGCAAGTAGCTGAATCTGCTCCAACGTTGTAAGTGGCTTATTGTAGCCACCTGTTTTGCGAATTGACGGCAAAACCTCGTTCATTACCCAGTTTTCAAATTTTTCAGCACTAGGCAACTTAGACTTCATAATAAGTCGGTACAAATCTCCCTCATTTATGTAAGACATTTGCTGTATACCACTAGATGTAGGGGTGTCACGTTTTGTTACTCCCTTACAATGGTCTTTTACTGCCTTGCGTGGGTTTGCATACCCTAGTGCCATTGCTACGTCAGTAGCAACAAAAAATGGCTTACCATCAATTTCTATAGTTCGGATTTCTCCAAACTCATTGCTACTGAATATCTGTAACTCGTTCATCGTTCTCCTTTCTATCTTGATATGATACAAGCTATCATTACATGATAGTTTTAATGTAAAAAAATATCTGATTTTTCTACATCAGTCATGCCAAGAAAATTTCCAAGGTCTTCAAGCTCGGTGATGGAAAAATCCGTTTTTCCATTCATCTTCGAATTGAATGTAGCAATGCTCTTATCAATAGCACTTGCACACTGGCAATAATTCTTTCCTTTCTCTCTTATCACGCCTTTAAGTTTTGGCAAGTTCATATTATACCCTCCTTTCTTTCATATTGTGATTATAATATATCATATTGTGATTGTTCCGTCAATCGTTTTATGAAAGTTTTTTACAATAAATGTTTACAATACTATCATAGTATGATAGTATTATAGTATCAAATAAGAAAGGAGGTAATCATCATGGCTAGCCAGTTCGGATTGAGGGTTGGTAACAACATCCGCAATTATAGGTTAGCAAAAGGAATGAGTATGAGGGAACTTGCTGGAAAGGTTGGTCTCACCGAGGCTACTATCCAGAAATATGAAACAGGTGCAATAAAAACACTTGATGTAAGCATGTTGATGAAGTTTGCAGAAGCCTTAAATATTCCACCAGAAGATGTTGTTGGTTGGGATAAGGTTGAGAAGAGAAACGATGAAAGCATGGAAGTAATGAAAAAGTACAACTTGCTTACAGATGGTCATAAGAAAGCTGTACTTGATCTAATTAATAACCTTATACAATGTCAGAGCTAAGTGAAGTATAATTGATTTAGTATTTCATAGACTCTTTGACATTCCTTTTGGGGGAGAACTTGTAGGAGTTGGTCAATTTCCTTTACAAGTTCTCCTTTTTCTTTTAAAATCATGTTATTTCCCATATTTTTACCCCTCCCATACAAATTTGCTATCATTTGTATACTTATATTATATGTGCAAATAAATTAAAATAGAAGTCTAATTTTTTGTCATAATATATGGTAATTTGGGGAAATACATGGTACTATGACTGTAATATATACCACATGGGAGAGGTGAATACAAATGAGTAACTTTTTAATTGTGTTTGGAGCAATAATAATGTTTTTAGGGGCTGGCATATGTGTAGCATTGACTATAATATTATTATGTAAAAATAAAAAAGCTATGCCATTTATAATAGGCATCTTTGGTTCTATGATTGTTGGCGGAATATTACTTGGAATAGGTTGTGCAAGGCAACCTAAATCGGAGCATAAAGAAGTTGCATATAACACTACAGAAGCAGAGGTGACTGAAAAAACTACAACTGAAGATATTACTGAGACACCAACCACAGAAGAAGCAACTGAGGAAGAAACAGAAACCGCTACCGAAGAGGTTAATGCAACGGATATTTCAGATATGCAGTTTCAGTCTTATTGGGATATGGCAAAAGAAACTGTAGAAAGTTGCTTGAAAAATCCTAAGTCAGCAGATTTTCCATCTTCTGTTTTTAATCAGGGCAATATTGCCATGGAACGAAAAGGACATCTTGTCGTAGTCCAAAGTTATGTATATAGCACAAATTCATTTGGAGCTGAGGTTAAAAGTGATTTTACTGTAGAAATGTTAGTATATGATACTGACAATTTTATATATGATGTTGTCTATCTCAATATTGATGGAGAGACAAGTGGAGAATATGTGAGTCTTGACGAATGGGATGAAACAAATACAAGCGGAGAAAGTGAATAATCACAATCTCCGCTTTTTCTTAATAATTTGTTCCTATGCAAAGGAAAATATAATCCACATCTGTTGATGACTTAGCATCTTTGGAATTAAACGCAAGTGTTAAGGTAAAATTATTATCACTGATTGTACCCCATGGGAAACTACTCGGAGTATGTACAAAAATCGGTTCACCTTGTGTTGACATCATTATAGGCACTACTTCTTTTGTTCCTTCTGGTACGGCAATACTTATTGTTGCTTCTACATACTCATTGTTATTTGGCACGGTAAAAGAAGCTGATAAAACATCTATTAATGACTTTGTTTGCGACACAGGGATTAATTCGTTAATGTTTGATGTGATTGCATTAATAAGTCCTGCATTAAAATCGTCACCTGTTTGATCATATTCTGTTACATCTTCAAAACTTACCGTACCATCGGAGTTGTGAATCATGTTGTATCTTCTTTTTCCATTCATTTCGGATGACAGTATATCATCTCTATAGTCATTATTTAATTCTTGCATAATATTACCTCCTATATTCTAATGTCTTTATATGCTCCCATTCTGAATGGAATGCGTTTCCTCGTTTGTCTTATTCTGTCAAGCATATCTTTTATTTTTTGGCAAGCATTTTCAAGTCGGCTTATCTCTTCGGAGCCAATAAATGCACCATTGTCATAGAATGTTTGCTTAACACCTATATCTTGAGGGAATACAGTGTTATTAATTCGATCAAGATTGTTTTCAAATTTATTAAATTCATCTGCATAATAAAAATCTGTGTAAGTTTTATCTGCACCCATATCTTCAAAGTTTACAACCGGTGCACACAAAAGTTCTGCTTGTTCCTTTAAATAATATATATTATTCTTAATTCTGTTGTAGTCGAAACATTCAAATACATCGCCGCTTTTCCAATTTGTCTTAGGTTCATTCCACAATTAATCCACCGCCTTTCTAGCACTAAGTCTCCCACTCCATGCACCATTAAATGTAAGTTCATTTTGATAAGCCTTAATTTTTGCTGTTGAACTATTGGTTTTAATCAGATTGAATAAATCCCCAGCATCTACGCTAGGGTCTCCACGCCAACTTATTGAATAATCAACTGCGCCTAGATAATAATTCGCTAACCAATCATCAAGCAAACTAGCTACTTCTGTGCTATCAACAAGTGGATTATTCCAATTAACTGTTTTAGTTCCGCTGCTATTGTATCTATGGGTTAATCCTTTAGCATCCACTACATATTCATATCCACTGACTGTGTACGTAAGTGTTGTATCTTTTTCAGTTAGACCATCAAATTTTAGCATGCAGTAATATGCACCGCTCTCTGTAACTGTAACTGTCACATTACTTGCATCGGTAACGGCAGTATAGCCATGACTAGGTGTAGTTATATCGACTTTTACAACATTATCGTTTGAATTGACAGTAATTTTTTCAGACACCAGTTCTTTTTTGCCAGTGCCAGGCTTATATGTCTGTTTTTGAACAGTAATTGACTTTAGTTTATCTTGCATCGTAATGGTTGGTGCGTCAAACATATCATCTTCGGACAGTTCATAGTCGGTTGCATCACCAATTCCGATATAGTCAACCGATACTCTTGCGTATGGTTCAGCTTTTGTAAACTCAACAACGACTCTATTTGCAGATCCATAGCGGTTGTAATTTTCCCAACTAAGGCTATCTACGTCAGTGACAATAACATTATCAACAAGCGTATCATTATCATAAGTTTTTATTGTAAACTCAAGAGGTTTACAGTTTCTAAAATTAATTATAAATCCATACCAACTGTAAGATATATCTAAATTGAGAGTAATTGTAGGATTTGTAGAAAACTCACCAATGCCGTTTGCTATTTCCTTGCTTACATATCCTACTTCTTTATATATTTTGTTTTTAGGTAAAAAACAAAGGTTACCACTGTCAAGTCGTGAAAAACCCGTGCTGCACATTGCGTAAGCTGTTTTCATGCTCTGCACCTTCTCCTATTCTACGCATAAGTCCATCGTGAACGAGTGTTTTTCACCGGGCTGTAATGTTACCGGTTCAATAACCTCACGTGCCAACATTATTGCTCCCGTGAAAGCACTTGCATAACTCGCATATAATCCAACCTCTGATATGGTTAGTGGTGCATTGCCTGTGTTTCGAATGACTCTAGTTATGGTCATAATAGAGCTTGAGAATTTCAGTGGCACATCTTTAGTTTGTGTGATGATCTCATAGTCTTCTGTCACATTTTCAAGCTTTATATCTGCCGCTGTTGCTGGTGTTGTGCCTGCCCCTAACACTATATAAACTCCGGTTGTGGCTGAGCTAGGCGCATTTTTTAAAAGCAACGATGCACCAAACAGCTGTCTAAACCAAGAGTAACTTGCGCTAGCTGTTTTATTTTCTGTGGTTTTACACACAGTATAATTGCCTGAAACCAGTTGACAGTTTAGGCTGACAAGACCGGCGAAATTATTTGTCAACATATATATACTTCCTCCTTTAATCCAATGTATTATCTATCTTGTGTGTCACTCGGCACTGCACCACACCGGATATCATTGTTGTGCTTAATATCTGAGAGTTCGATGTACCTGTCGGTATCTTTCCAATATTCTCCGCCATTGTGTCAAATGTATCTGTCGCCTCTGTCACTACGCCCTTATCAGTGATAGCACTGGCGACCTTTGACTTGCCATCACTGACAGATTTTTTTACTTCTGCAATTTCATCTGATATTGTTTTTATACTTTTGTCTATCTTGTCCATGTCTCCTGTGTAATCTGTTCGCCAATCTGGAATATCATCATTACCGAATTGGCATAATCCAAGATTCTCCGTTTTATTTTGCGATGCCAAAAAATCACCTCTCTACTATTTAAGTTTAAATTTTGCTTGTGTAGCATACTCATAAGCTGTTAATTTATATGAATTATACTTGCTTGCTGTCAGCCTTAACATTGCGTATTGCTTGGCTGTCAATGCTCCGTCATCGTCATGTAATACACTACCTATATCGCTATAATCCAACTGCCCATTTGATGATATTGTTTTTGTGGGTGTAATTGCGGACTGTATGTGAATCCTATTATGCCTGTCAACAGACAAAGTACATCTACCGGCATTAGCAATAATTTGCAAACATTCCGCATGTGTAGCAACCGGTAACGGATTGTGTGTTACAGTATTTTTAAGAAAATTATCAAGAAAATAGTTACTACTGTCTGTAATTCCTGCATCTGCCAATACTAGCAGTGCCAAATCGTACAAGCTAATCCCATTTGCATAATACTGACCTTTATAGTATTGCCCGGTTAACAATGTAAATCTATCTGTAGCATTAAATGTCGCTTCTCTACTATTTGCCGACCATTTTGACAGGTACGTTGTTTGTTCTGGTAGCCATTCAATGTTGCCCTGTCCGTCTACATCATAGCCAAACTGTACTTTAACCTCTTGACCAATTTCCATATACTGTATTGCGCTATCTGGATTGTCCGGATCGTAGTATTGATCTTGATTATCAACTTTAATCATAACATCCATTGATGGTATGGTTTCTGCTATTGGAGATACATATTCTTTGCTACTGTAGTCCATTACCTCTTCGTTGGTAAATGTTTTGGCAAGCCCACACTTAAATGAGTATATTCTTAATCTATTTTGTCCATAGCGCATTTGGGTTGGCTCGATTGTTATAAAAGTTACGCCTGTAAAAACCTCTTCGGTTATCCATACTTCATCAGCGTTTCTATAATGACTCGTACCATTATTAGTAATAACATCAAATTCAGTTGGGTAGCATTCCCCAAAATTGATAGTTAACCCCTTGATAGTATGTGGATTAGCAAATGTCATTGTAACTATCCCTGTAATATCCGCAGTTACAATACCATTGTTATAGTAATCAGTACCAGTTCTAGGCAAGAAAAAAGCATTGCCATCAAGGACAGCAACGCCAGGTTCTGCTGTAGCATATATTCTAGTTACTTCTTCGCCATCAAAAGGAGCAGTATTGTTAGAATATGCCACTGTTTGTATTTGCTTATCTAGTTTTACCTCATTTTGAGCTTGAGAATTGACTAGTCCTATTGTTGCCTTAATGTAACCCCTATTGCGGTTCATAGACTTCATAGATTTCTTATATTCATTGCTTACGTTCTGCATTGTATCACCTACCAGTGTCTATGAGATTGAATTGACAGTTACGATATTTAGTTACTATGTGCGATTTTGGACTTGCAAACAATGGTTCTGCTGTTCTGTCGCCTGGGTACATTATAATTGTTATCGGTTTACCTGTGCGATAATCTTCAAATGTAACTGGAATATAAAATGGTTCAACCGCTTTTAACATTGCTTGCCAAATTTTTGGTTCAAGGCCGACCCACTTCATGTTATCCAACTTGTATAAGTCTCTGCCAATCCTTTGACCGATAGTTACATTGTTAGCATTACGGCCGGCATTAACTGTCGTTGTAATAGTATAAGTAAAGCCAACAGCGGGACATGGAAAGTCCACACCGTTGACATTTAAAAAACTTGATAATCCTTGTGCCATATTATCACCTCTATGCTGTTGTAAATTGATGACCGTTACGTGATCTACGCCTATCCGTTTCACTGACAAGGGTTCGACCATCAATATTGATAGATGTATCTTTATCTGCTGTTTCCCTTGTATTCCGGGCAATTTGGGAGAGATAAGGCGTAAGTGCGTCATCAACTGCTTGCCTAACTCCACTTGCTATACCGGCGGTAATCTGTTCGTTGTTTGCAACGACAGACTTTCCGTTGTCAAACTTACCCATTATCTCACCTTGGTTTGCACGGAACCATCCGTCTTCTGGGAATCCTCCGGTTGCATAAGTTGGCATGAAACTAAAAGTACCAGACATCGCTTGCTTAAGTGGGTCTGATGCTTGCTTAACATTGAATTTTATTTCTTTTTGGGACATACCCATGAAAATTTTGTTTGCGGCATTTTCACCAAGTTTTTTTAAGCCCTCATCTGTCTGCGTCTTAATATTGTACTGTACACTTTTGCCAGTAAAGTTCTTTTGCAATGTATCGTTAATTGACTTAACCGCACTACCGCTAGTTGTTGGCTTGCCGTTAACAGCGGTATTTGCATTATACTTAACTGTTTTATCTTTCCAGTACCGACTGAAAATATTGGATATGCTAGAAAGTTTTTCACCTGTAGTTGCATTTTGACCGTTTATAGCGGTTTGCGCATCATACTTAGCACTCTTGCCTTTCCATACAGATGACCACCGATTAACTATTCCGGATAAGATGCTGCTACTTGGTGTATTTTGTCCATTTGTGGCGGTTTGCGCATCGTACCTAGCATTCTTGCCTCTCCAAGTATCGGCCCATAATTTTCCTATATTTCTTATGGTCGCTACGTTGTCTGTCTTATTATCATTTACTGACGTGTCTACGTTGTAATCAACGTTTTTCCCACCAAAAATTGAGATTGCACCGCGAACTGATTTATTCAGTTTTTTATAGTCTTTATCAGTCTTTCCATTGGTGGTCGTATCAATATTAAACTTGCTGCTTATAATTCCTGATAATCCAACTATAGGGCTTGTTTTCATTCCGAATTTTGCAACACTGCTTAATTTGTCCGCAATTTTCTTGAGATATCCCCAAAGCGTTTTCAATTTCTCGGTAATTGAATTTAAAACAGGCTTAATAATATCCCATGCAATTTGAACTTTTGCACTTATATCCGCAATTTTTTTAACAATCCAGTTACCAATTAATTGCCGAATAACTGAACTAATTGCTGATGCAACAGCCAATATAGGTGAAAGCACAGTTTTTATTGAATTTAATGCCGGAGAAATTTTTTCACCTATTGCATTGGCAACTTTTGAAATAACCGAATAAACCGTACTTAACAAATTTGAGACTGTGCTTAATGTGGGTTTTAATACTGTTACAACCTTATCTGTATATGGAGACAACTTGCCCACACCAGATTTGATCTTGTTGATTATATCTACAATTAAATTCATTGGTGCAATAATATATTCAAGTGCTTTTTTTATGCCCTTGAATAATTTGGAATTGGATATTTTGCTATATGCACCTTCTCCAAATACCTTATCAATTATTGCTTGGCCTACACCTTCATATATTTGCATTGGAATCTTAGGTATTTCCTTGGCCATAGTAATAATCAAAGAACCAAGGTTCCAAACAAGGCTTCCCCAATTGATACCACATATAAAATCCACAACTTTTTGACCAAGTTTTTGCCAGATGCCGTCTTGATTAATAGTCTCAAAAGCACTAACTATTGTCTTACTTATTCCTATTGCAAAGTTAGATAAGGTTGCTCCTGTAAGTCCAGCGTCCCATGTGTTAAGAAATCCAGTTATTGAAGATATAAGCGATTTACCCAAGTTTTTCCAATCAAAATTGATTGCAAAAGTATTTCCAGCAGTAAGCGCTGTATTTATTGCGCCGGCAATTGTTGAACCAAGATTAGAAAACAATCTCGGAGTAATGAGGCCATTCAAGAAGTCGGCAAGTCCTTTACCAAAATTTTTTGCCTTTTTGTATACCTTATTCCACTTAATAGATTCCATTGCCTTAGACAAACTATCACTGATATACTTGCCTAATTGGTTAAGGTTCTTGATGCTAGACTTGTAAAGTCCCTCTGTTTCTTTTATTTGGTATTTAAGTCCATTGTTGCCACCAGCACCGCTTACACCAGTGCCTCCACCAGAACCACCACCACCGTTTGTGCCTGTGTCTTTATCCGGTTCGACCACGTTCAACTCATCAATACCAAGAAGATGTGTTTTTAAATCTTTGGCCGCTTTAGCGGCTTTTTTAGTTCCGCTTGCCATATCATCAGCAGCACCGGCAGCACCTTCAAAATCATCAGATATAGAACCCTTTTGTATCTCTAGTTTCCATCCAAAAATTGCACCAAGGGCATTTACAACTTTTTCGGAAAAAGTGTAAACCGCCGATAAAGCCTTATTAAGAGCCTGTACAAGCGGTTTTAACATATTGACAAATGCATTACCCCATACGCCAGCAACTGCCTTTATTTGTTCCTGTAAGATACGTAACTGGTTAGCCCATGTCTGGCTAGTACGTGCAAAATCCCCTTGTACATTCTTGGTGTTATCCATGACATACTGGTATCTCAGCATCGTTTTTTCAAGCTGAGTCATAGAGGATATGTTGGCATCAAGACCTTTTTTCATTGCATACTCTTTGAGGGTTGCGTTAGTAAGGTCAATACCAAAAGCTCGCATAGGCTCTGTCTCGCCAGTAAAGATTGACCATAATTTACGAGAACTTTCTTCCTGTGAGATATTATAGAAAGAGGCTAAGTCTGCCGATAATGCAGTAAGCTGTATTGACATATCAGACATATCTTTAACAGGCGCACCCATAGCAAGTCCCATAGCCTGGAATCTGCCAGCTGTTTGCTTTGCAGATAATTCTGACATTCCATACATCTTTATTGATGTTTTGGAGAATTGCTCCAATTTGTCTGTGTATTGACCGAACGTATTAACAACGACATTCTGCACTTCAGTAAGATCAGATGAAATGTCTATGGCTTTTTTGAATCCACTTAATACTCTTTGTGCTGCCCAAAATGTTGCATACAGTTTTCCAACTGCTGAAGCAAGACTCCATATATGTTTTTTAGCGCTTTTAGCACTGCTGCCCATACCGGAAAAACTGTTTTGTATACCTCTGCTCGCACTTGCTGTCCTACTTCCTTGTGCTGCCAGATTTGCAAGTGCATGAGTCATTTGTATTACATTCTGTGATACTTGTGGCGCTGTAGCCATAACTTGCATAAACTTCTTAAGTTCTGCTGCAAGTGCCCCCAGTCCACCTGCTGTTTGTGTGGCTTTTACGCCCACTGATGCAAGATTACCAAGTGCAGTGGTCATCTGTATTGTTCCAGCGGATAATTGTGGTGCAAGCGCCATGGTATTAAACAGATTGCGAAGCGTAACGGACAACTGTGGCAATGCTGCTGATACGATACTTGCTTTTTGCCCAGAATTTGCAAGTCTACCAACTGCATTGGTGAGCTGTATTACATTTGTGCTAACGTTCTGTGCACCCTGTAACGTGCTAGATAAGCCTACAATTGCATTTCCAAGTTGGCCTATAGCATTTATATTCATGCCGTTAATGTTCGAATTAGACAGCCTTGTAATGGAATTAATGAAGTTCGTAAGGCCCTTGTTGTTGAACTGCATGTTTCCTAATACTGATATACTGGAGGCAAGTGGGCTTATGCTATTTGCAACCGCTGTAAGTTTTGCGCTGTTGATGTTTTCAAATTGCTTTATACCCTTGGCAGCTCTGTTAAAATCAGGCATTTTTACATTTTTTATTGCATTCATGCCCTGTGCAAGCTGGTTCATGCCCTGTGCAAACTTGGCTATACCATTACTATCAATTCCTTGCAATGTCTTAGACAGTGTGCCGAGCTTATTTGACAGTTTATCTACTGCATTAACTGCTTGAGTTGCACTTGCATGTATTTTAACTTCAAGATTATCTACTGTTGCCATGTTTCACCGCCTTGTTGTAATAAAAAAGACGGCAAAAACATCAGTCCTTGCCGTCAATCATATTGTATGTCCTATCCCATTCTTGCTTTGCCTTTAATCGTTCTTCAATAAACTCATTTCTAAGTCTATTTACCCTATCTTCTTCATTTTCCATAAGTGGAGCTTTAAGATACTCTGAACTTGCTTTCTTGCCGTTAAGGCAATGATCTATTGCAAAGCAAAGAGCAGACCTGATATACGTTCCTACCCACGCATAAATTTGAGAATCGTTTTCCTTTTCTGCCATATGGTAGGCTTTTTCGTATGGTTCAAGCTCTGCTGGGCAAGACTTGTCAATATCCTCAACTGTAAGTCCATAGCCTTTGGTCATCATTAACCAACGGGGGCGTATTTCATTACAGTAATTTTCGTAATTAAAGTCTTTGTTATCCTGTTCAAGGATTATTTCTGTGCCTGATTCTGCACTTTTGCTGTCTCTTCCTCGAACAGTTTCTTTAAAAAACCATTGTGAAGCATCTCATTTGAGACATCCTCCTGAAGTTTAAGAAAATCTCCATTTTCCTCGTCTACAAAATGGTCAAGCATATCCTCAACCTTACTAAGCTGTTCGTCACGGCCTTTTCCTGTAGTTAAGTTGTAACCAAACTCATCTGAATGATTAGCCTGTAATCCGGCAAGTAAAATTTGTGGCATTAACAAATACATTTGCTCCATTCCCTCTATTGCCCCAACTCCATCGTCTGTACTTGACTGCATTACTCCAATCCTTGCCAGCTTGCTGATAAATCCTGCCCTAGCTACTGCCTTATTACCAAACTTAATATTGTATTCCTTGCCATTCATTGTAATTGTCATAATATTTTCCTTTCCTCCTACTCTTAATAGGAAAGGGGCAGTCCGAAAACCGCCCCTTGTTTGCTTAATACGTATAATCAGCCGATTTTATATCTTCTGTATCGTCATCGCTCAGCACGGCTGTATCTGAGCGGTTTGTTATTCCCCCGGTGTAAAAGCTACCTTTGTATCAAAGCCAACAAGATCTTCGAGAATAAGGTTGATTTCAACTGTTAAAAGTTCATTCTGACCCTTTGAAGCCACTGGAAGAACTGATGGTGGCTGAGCCTTAATAAACTCTGCCTTGGTAAACCCAGGGGTGATCGTTTCAAACCACATAGATTTGCCTGTTCCCTCTAACTTTTTGTACTCTTCAAGTACTTTCTCCCATTCTGCAAGTGTATCTGGTGTCCAGTTTACTGTTACTGTATATGTATCAGATACAGTAGTTCTACCAGATATGTTTCTTGTGTAAAAATCTTCAAGAGCAGATGCGTCAATAGCCTCTGGTTCTGCTGTAGCATCGCCAAGCTCATTGATTCTTGACAACTGAGTAAATGTTGTTGGCTTTTCTCCTGCGGTTGTTTCAACACCATAACCAAAAGTAATACCCAGTGTACTTAATCCTGGTACTGCCATGTCTTTACCTCCTTAAAAATGTGCATAAAAAAAGAGCCACATGGCTCTAATTGCTAACTATAATATTGTGTCGCCGGCCCCATACACACGGCTGAATCGCATGTTACATATATAGGTTCCACCATTAACACTGTATTGAGGTGTTCCGGCGACCGAAAATCTCATTTGTTTATATATGTCCGTTATTTTGGACACAATCTTTCTACATTCGCTGTGATTCTTGTTAGAAGTCACATCAACCTGTATTGTTTCTCTTACAGCGTTGATTGTCTGTCCCTCTAAATCTTGTCCCAACTCCATTCCAGGTAGTTCGTGAATATAGACTGTTGGGAACACTGCCGGTTGATCTGATTCACCTTTATCTGTAACGTTAAGCGTTGGGTATTTATCCTTAAGTTGTTCTGTTGCTTTGGCCTTAACAATGCTATATATTGTCGGGCCAAGTTCTATTGCCCATGCATTATCCATTGTCAAACACCTCTTTCACAACGTTCTTGACTTTTCTTTCAAGTTCACGAGCAGTATTGTACATATATGGTCTAGATGGCATACCCTCGGTGAACCACCAATGACCATTATCATCTTTGTAAAACCAGCCAATTCGACCATCTTTGAGTTGGTGGATTGTTTGACCGCTTGTATATTGCCAAGATACTCCCGGAGGTAATTCGCCTTTGTATGGTTTCTTTTGTCCTATCACGCCAGTTCCAAACTCAACAAATGCTGCGTGATCTGTTCCGGCTACAACCGCCCAAATATGACTACCCTTTGTATCTATAACGCATTCTGATTGTATACTTTCAATCAACTCGCCTTTAAAGATAGCATCTAAATTCGCCAATTGCACTCTAGCAACTTCTACACCATCATCAGCCAATCTTTCAGCAATAACGGCGCATTTATGGTCAAGCCTTGTTTGATAGACTTTAAGCTCCTTGATTGCATTCTGTAAACTACTCACAGACAAAGATACATCTATTGTTTTTTTCACTTGACCACCGCCTTGAGGACATATTTTGTTGACCGCAAAGCTGGCTTAACTCCTACAACGGTAAAATCAGCAGAAGTTTTATCAATATAGCCATCCTCTGTGTATTCAACTTTGCTATCAAGCCATATAATGTCACTTTTTTTGATAGGGTATGCTCCTCTATCTGTAACTATGATTGCGTCAAAATCGTTGACGTCAAAGCCATATTCTTTTGCTTGTGCCTCACCGCCAGAGAAAGAGATATTAGCCCTAAATGATATAGGCTCTTCGTATGATATTTCTTTATGATCTATAAGAGGTATTTTTTGTCCCTCTTCTGTGATGAAATACTTTATATTGCCGTCATCATCTTTTTCGTATATCTCCACCTCTTTGCCGTAAGGAGCATACTTCATAGATTGTTTATTAATCTCAAGTGACATTACTTCACATCCTTGCCAAATCGCCGCCAAAGTTCAGACAGCTTTTCCCAACCGTACATTGCTACAAATGCAACTACAAATCCGGCTAGGATAGCTGCAAGAATCATATACCAAAGTATTGTCATATGTATGTACTGCATATAAGCTATAAAAGCCACAACGGTAATACCTATGGACAGCACAAACACCAATATGTCGGTTGGTATCTTCTTAAATACACCAACGCCTTTGATTACTTGTGTAATTACCGCCACGACAAATGTAAGTGCGCCTATTACAGACACTATAATAGCCATGTTGGCTACAAGACTTTGTATAACATCCATTTTTACACCTCCTTGCTTTCGTTGAGTCGTGCCTCCATTCCATCTATGCGATGATGAAGTGACTTGACGCTTTCCTCAACTTTAATAATTCTATTGTCGTGGGAATTAAGCTCTTTTCTCATTTCCACAACTTCATCTTTTATTTCTTTAGTATTACTAGATATGGTATCTAATTTCATATTTATGCGGGTGTTTTCTCGGACTCTATCCTCTAGGTCTGAGTTATCAGTTCTTCTATTATTCTTGATATTCAGCACAAGGCTGACAACTCCAAAAAAAATAGAGAAAGTAACCGATATGATGCTGATAATTATTGCTACTGGCATATATCTACCGCCTTTCTCTTATGTTTGCATACCGCCCACCACCACCATAATGTATGCCCTCTGCTACCGTTGGGTAACGCACAATCTTCTATAATATCTCAACAAATGGAAATACATCAGCTAGCAGCTTATTTCTGTCAATCCAACTACGACTGACTCCATTTTCGCCAAAACTTGCCATGTATTCCTCACCAGCTTGAGATAAGTCGTATACAACCAAACTTACTATATTGGTAGTATATCGTTTCATATCTTCTTCCATTTGCTCATCTGTGTAATCAGATGGGTAATTACGCTTGTTGCGTATTTCCTGCTTAATTTCCTCAATATGTTGCTCTATTCTTGGATTATCCTGTAGATCAGTCCACTTGATAGAGCCATCGTCACCGACTTCATATTGACCTTTTCGTATTTTGACTTGCTCTACCAATGTGTATTCCATGACTACCTCCTACAAAGCAAAATGAGCTATAAGCACTTCTTTTAATGCGCCACCTGTCATATTTTCGGCATTATCTATACCCTCTGATATTGCAAGTGCTTTTAGATCGTCTGTTGGCATTCTGTTGATCTCGGTCTTGGTATGAATAGCAACACCAGAATCAGTTTTTTCTGTTTCTGGTCTGCTTGTTTCCGGAACGTCATTTCCGGCATCATACCATACCCCATCTTTTACAACGATATAGGGATATATCATAAGCTGCCTCCTACTCGTGATGAACTTCAAGTACGGCAGTGCTATCCATATTCTCATAAGATGGCAAAACAACCTCAGATGCAAATGTTGACATCTTCATTGGTGGGCCATACTCTGTCTTTGTAGCAACTGTAATTCCTGTACCATACTGAGTTACATCGACATCTGCCACCTGTCTTGCAGTTCTCTCTTCTGGTGTAGTACCGAACCATGTATTGCCAAGATTACCCTCTGGAAGAAGTGTAACCTTATTATCTGGATAGAAATACTGTTCCTTGCCCTCGTCATCAATGTACATCTTATCGTAAAGCACGATAGTAAGTTTGGTTCTCTTCTGCACTACTGAAATAACAGTATCATCGTCAACCTCAATAGTTGCTGTAAGGTTCTGTGCAAGGATTGAGTTTCTTATCTGTGCATTGTCAAGAAGATACTGGAATGTATTGCTGTTCATAAGCACATATCTAGCAATCTTGCCTTGCTTTTGTAACTTCTTTCTTGCATTGTTAAGGTCTGTAAGTGGCTTTGAATTAGCTGTATCACTCCACATGCTTGTTCCGTCAAGCTTGATATAATGATCCGTAGTGTATGACCCGTCAGAATCATAATCATAGGAATACTGAACGCCATCGCTCTTAATGGTGATAACAGGATGTCCATTTACTGTTGAAAGAAGAGCCATTCTCATTCTCTCTGGAACAACCTCCGCACCGCTTACAAGTCTGCTTGTGTCGTCATATACCGCACTAAGAGCACTTGCAAGGTATGGATCATCAGCAGTGTTTGCTCTTTCTATTTCAAGCATTTCTGCTTCGCCTATGGTCATTCCCTCACGGAAAAATGCCATCTGTGTCTTTTCCTTAGAAAGTCCCTCTCTAGCTCTGATTGTTGGGATTGAATCAAAGTTTGATGGCGCAAGAGATACAGGAAGTCCCTTATGTGTTTTTATCCATTGCAGATCAAGTCCCTGTTTCTTTCTCTCTGGAAACCACTGTAATCCAAGATATGGAATCTGATTACTTGCGTTTTCTGTTGCTGACAGCGCAATTGACTTACTGTCAATAACTTCATTTACTAGCATATGTTTTTACCTCCTGTAATTACTCAAATACGATCATTGGCAGAGCTGCCTTAACTGTTGCGTCATATGTAACGCCTGAGTGTGTTTCTGCTACCTTTGTGTTAAGATATGCTTTCTTAAGAAGAACTCCCTGTGGCCTGTCTTCTGTCACGTCAAATCGAAGTATGCCGACTACTGTTGCTGTGTTATCAGCCTTGCCATCTTTACCAATTGGGGTTCCAGCTTTAACTATCTTTTTGCCATTCACCTTTGTTGTAACTTCTTCAAAATCCAAAGTAAGAGGTATAGCCTCGTTTGGCTCTCTCTTGAGAATTTGCACATCACCTGAGTATGTTGTTTTTTCGTACTGCATATTCATACTTGGCATCTATATTTTCCTCCTTAAATATAATGTTTCAAAATATCATTTTTTGTATTTTGATTTTCAATAAGACCGGCAGCTATTTTTTCTGCCTCCGTCTTTGTGTCACTTGAATTGCTACCTGTACCACCATTACCCGGCGGTGTTGAGCCATTGGCTATCTCCTTCTCTTTAGCCTGGGCAGCGGCAGTTTCTTTATCTGCGATAATCTTTCCAAGAGCGTCATAATCCATGGAACCATCATCCTTAACCACTAGCTTTGCCTGTTCAGCGGAAATCTTGAATTTCTCGGCTACACTTGTTCTCTGGCTTGCAATTGCCTGTGTCTTTTCAAGCTCTGCTATCTTCTTCTGAGCATCTTCAAGAGCTTTGGCATTTCTTTCCGCCTCAGACATACTCTGCCCCTTTAAATCCTCATACTCTTTTTCGATAGCTTTGAGTCTTTCAAGTTCTGTGTTGTTCTTGTTTGCCTTTGCATTAGCAGATTGAACGTCCTTGCCATTTTCAGCCATGACTTTTTCGATCTGCTCATCGGTCAAACCCATTGACACTAAATCTTCTCTTTTCATTGATTACCTCCGTATGTCTACGTTTTTATACGGTGCAACGCCACCGATTGACATTGCCGTTTTCTACGCTCACGGCACTTGCGAAATTTTGTATAAAAAAAGCAACCACAAACGTGATTGCTAATTTCCGATTATATTGTTGTATTGCTCTTCTGTTATCAGTTCTTTATCACAGGCTTGCTTAACCATTTCAGCATTCCATATATGATAGACTTGATACCACTTTTTTATTTTTTCATACATAGGCTATTCCTTCGTCAGCAGTGTGTTAGTCATCATTGCTGTATATGTTACTTGTGCGTCTATACGTTCAATATCAGACGGTATTTTGGCTGGCTCATAGCCGTCATACTTCTGAGGATTGTTGTTGATGTCTTGGAGATCAAGACTTTCAACAGGAGCATGAAACTGTGTTCCATCATATTCATAGTAGGTATGTGTTTTTGACTGCTCTCCGGGTTCTGCATATTCCTCTGTCTTAACTCTTTCATTAAGACATAAGTACACCCATGCTATTCCTTTGGTATCTATTTTTATGACAACTTCTTGCTGTGGTTCTTCTGCTCTTACTATCATTGCTTATCACCTTCCATCCATATACATCTGTTATATATTTAAGGCTATGTTAAGGGGTGTTCCCCTTAACAATCCCCCTAAAAGCTTTTTAATCGGCCGACAAGAAATTCCAGTACGCCCTGCCAAGCTCGAACCAGCAATACAAGGAACAAAAGCCCGCACGCGCGCCATCCCAGAGATAACCGCCCTGATAATATTCTCTAGTTCCACTAGCGTTAGCACCACCGGCATAAAGAATATCCTTATTGCCTAGACCACTATTAGCCACTTGATTTGTAGGCAGCCATGCTCCATAATTCTGCTCTACATCGCCTGTCCAATAATCTGAACCTTTGCCGTCTGTGCTTGCCGCAATATTTCCAACAAGCAAGTAGCTTGATTTTATAGTGCTTTCATCTGTAACATGCTTTATTCCCCTAGGAGCAACATACACATCCTTAGAATAATCAGATTTAAACACCATTACGGTGTCAGATGCTATTGTTCCACCACCAACCATATACTCAACACCCTGTATCCTGCAAGGATGTTTTCCGTCTGAATTGCTAGCAGGAGAACCATCATGGTGTCCAATTACGGTATCAGTATCACCACTATGTGCGTGCATTGACGTCATGTATATCTGTCTTTCGCCAACCGGTAGAGTATCAAATGGTTGGCAGTCAAGATATACCGCCTTATTGCTATCATCAAGTGTTTCTATTGCTGTGATTTTTACATCATCAGCATAAGCATGAACACTTGATACACCTCTATCAAGTGAGCCAGAAGTATCAGCATATCCGACAGATGCGTATAATCCTACTTGCAAATTACCAGCCTGTGCATTTGTAACTGGGAAATAATTATGCTTATCTGCTGATTGCACGCTTGCTGGATATTGTATATTCCAACTTGTTACACCCGCCATGCTATCTTGACTTGACTTGTTTGCATACTTGATAAGGTTAAATATCTGTGCAAATGTATATCTGTCTGAGCCAGCTCCGGTATAGCCGGTGCCTTTCTTGCCATAGTTGGTTATCATGTTTTGATAACTTTGATTTCTTGTGACTTTGCCTCGCTGAGAATGCAGTAACCCATCTGAGCCTGTAACACTTAAATATCTTGACTGAATGAAATAAGGCATTATCGTGCCATCTGCACGTACCGCTTGTTCCCATGGTTTAAGTCCAAGTTCTTCGTGCGGTGTGTCGGATATAACAAGCTCTCTGTACTCGTCTGACACGTCAAGCCAAGCGTAGTAAAATGTCATTTGCATGGCGCCCATGTCTGCATCGCCATCTGTTTTGTAGGTGCTGTCGCCCACAAATGCCGTAGGGTATGCAAAGCCATCATCGTATCGCTTATAATTGACTTCATACCATTTGAATAATGGTATGTTTTCGTAATCATCTTGATTTTCTACTGTGTCCGTAGACGGTACGCAAACAAGACTTTTATTATCCCTTGTTTTTTCACACAAAGATGTAGGATTTGATGCTGACTTCGGAACTTTAACTCCATATATTTTGCCTGTTCTTTGCAAAGAAAAGAACTTGTCAAGTAATATGTCATTAAGATTATCCACAGTGTCCTTAATTGCATTTATAGCATCACCAGTTGCTTTTGCATCTGCCGGTGTATCTTCAATAGTCAAGGTCTTGTCCGTAGGCACTGGATTATCCTTAAAATACTGCTCTACGATCTGCCTTATCTGGTCATCGGTAATACCACCCTTTTTAATTTTCTTATTGAGTAATGCGTATACTTCATCTGCATTCATCTGCGCACCTCTCTATTCCTGTTTTATCCAACTCTCGCCGTCAAACTTATATAAGTCTGTCGTGTCTATCATGTAGCACGAGCTACCAAGTGACACATATGTTGGTAGCTTATCTATATCCTTAGACAAAGCGTTATATTCTCTGTAATTTCCTTTAGACTCTAATGCGGTAATGCTACCCATATCAGGTACATCATCGCCCGGTTCATACACTTGTCCGTCTTGGACTACTGTATATCTAGTCACCATTGTTATTACCTCCGTTGCCAAGATTATCTACTATTTCTTGTGCTTTTTGTTCCTGTTGCTCTACGTTATCTATAGTTAGATATATCTTATCCAAGTATTTTTTAGACAGTAAGAATGTCTTTTCTGCGTCTCCCCACAATCCAACAGTTTTGATTGCGACAAGCGGATGTATTCCAGCCTGCAGTAGAACAACCAGAGTCTGAGCTTTGGTGTACATATTATCTTGTGGGCTATGGTTTATCTGCACTGAAAAATCTCTAACCGTCAGTTTTAAATCTTCTGCATACAGCCTAATTGCATTAAGTGCAAGTTTAGCAAGCCGTTTTTCCGATGTTGCAACAAGAGGGTCTTTTAACTTTGTCCGTGTCTTGCTAAAATCCCAGCCGTTTCTTAACTCGACAGCTCCTTGCGTATCTCCACCTGTGTTGCCTTGCTTAGTTGGAATTGCAAGGATGGTCTGTACGTTATCCCACAAATCGTCTTTGGCAACCTGAGTCTGAGATTGATTAAGCTCTTGCGACATAACATCTACATCAGCGTTGTTGACACTGTTAGTTGATTTTACGACTAAGGCACCCATTTCTTTCATGGCTTTAAATTTGTCCTTGTCAACATCACAATTAACAAACTTAATCCAAGACTGCACAAACTGTTCTATGCTATCCATTCTGTTGGATTGCATATTGTTGATTGCATCAAGCATATCTATTACAAGCTCAATATCACTTATTCTTTCGTGGTTATTAGGGTACTCAACAATCGGTATATCTCCGTAAGCGTGTAATTTCCAGTCTGTGACCGTGCTGTTATATATCTTGCACTCATGCGTGACTGTGTAACACTGCTTATACCACTTGCCATCACTATCTTTAAGTTCCGTGACGGCAACCATCGGTTCTTCTGTGTTACTGTTGTATATGATAAAGGTATTGAGTGGGCAAGGTGTAACAATCCTAAACGGCACATCACCGTTTGGATTAAATTGGATAGCTTTAAATGCTGTACCAGTGGCAGATTGCCATTCGCCAGCCTTTATGTCCTTGTCTTGCTTACAGGCGTCTACCATGTAGTCATTCAGATCATCAACTGCATTATTGATCGCGTCATCATCTTTACGGCTGATATACTGTACTGGTTCCCCGTATGTCTGTCCGACCTTGAACTGCACAATTTCATATGCATGATTTTCTACGATGTAATTGATTACATCATCACGAATTACTTTAGTTCTGTACCTTATTGGTTGGTCGCCTTTGTAATAATTCCATAAATACTTTATAATTGGCTTATTCCAGTTAAATACTCCTATGCACTCACCGACTACATTCACAATATTATCCGGTGTAATGGTGTCTACATTGGTATATGCTATTTTTCTACCGTAGTGGCCTCTTACAAGGTCTTGCAAATGTAATCTGTTCATGTTAACTCCTACTTCATGAGTTCATTTACTCTCTTTTGAATCTTATCAGGATCATAGCCTGCCGCCTTAAGCCTATCGATACGTTCCTGTCCGTTGCCCCAGCGACCAGCAATGACCTCATGTGCAACCGCATTGATGATCTTATCCTGTGTCATCTGTGATGCCTTAACGAGCTTGTTTACTGCAGCCTGTACCTTGTTGTAGTCATAACCAGCCTTGGTGAGCCTTGCCTTGCGATCAGCACCATTGCCCCACTTGCCGGCAAGCACTTCCCTTGCGATCGTATTAACACTCTTCTTTACCGGCTTAATAGTGGCAATCTTCACAGCCTTAGTAGCCAGCTTGCGCCATGATGCTGCACTTATGTATGCTTTGTTGAGGTCAAGGCTGCCGTTATAGCCAGAGAGTTTGCCAACTGATGTGTACTGTCTGAGTAAACAGTTATAAGCTCCCTCGTTCCACGGATGCTCCTGATAACCAGTCTCAACATAGTCTGGGTACTGAGCCACCCACAGGCCATATCCAGCCTTTTTTACGGCGTTCATAGCACTCTTCTGGATGTATATCAGTGGCTTAATACCTGTCTTTTTCTGCACATAACTGCACCACTGCAAGCACCACTCCAGATCCTTGACACCAAATAGATGGTTGTTTTTTGCTTCCCAATCAAGTACGAGGATTGCTTTGCCGATGTACTTCTTTGCATATGCAAGGAAGTAGTCAGCCTCTTTCTGGGGATTTCCGCCGTTGGCATAGTGATATGCCCCCAGCAGCTTCTTTCTACTCAGGACCTTATCACAATGCGCTGTAAAGTATCTGTTCTTATAGCTTGTTCCCTCAGTTGCTTTGACAATACAAAAATCAAAAGGAACTTTGCTTAAATCTATATTTTCGTCGCCTTGCCAGGCACTAATATCTATTCCGTTCATTGTTTGTACCTCCTTTTACATTAAAAAAGCACCAGTAAAGCTACTGGTGCCTCTAAAGGGTTTATGAGGTTTGAAAAAGTATGAGAAAAAACAAAGTGTTTATCAATCAACTTGTTCATGATATATTATATAATATGTTTTATGGGACATTCTAGGACATTTAAGGACTACTTATATGTGTTTCCCCATTTTTGTTCAAATTCTTGTAATGCTTTACCATGTCTTCGTATAATCTGTTTGTAACAATAATTCATCTCTATTGCCATTTTTTCAAAAGTCTTTTGCTCAACGTATCTCGAAAATAAAATCTGATAAGTCATTTCATCCGACATGCCATCTATCTGGGATATAATTATTCGCTTGTTGTCAATGTATCTATCAACAAGCGTATCTATTTCATTTTCCATCTGCTCAATCTTAGACACAATCTTGTCCATTGTGTCATAGCTAGGTGATGACTGCACTCTTTCATCATTTTTGACTGCTGATACGCTACAAGCCATAGATCTGTACTGTGCAAGCTCCACTAGCTTATTATTGATAAGTCGGTCATATCTGCCTATTTGTTGCAAGTATTCCTTTGTTTCCACTAATCAATACCTCCTAAATGGATTTAATGTTGCCTCTGCTACTGCTGTATTTTCTGGATTTTCGATAAACATTTCCAACTGAGTGATTCCGTCTGCTGCATCATCATGCTCATTGCCACCAATGCTAACAAACATTGTCAGCTCATCCATAGCAGCTTGATATTCGTCATCTCTGTAATACCTCTTTATTCCAAGTTCTGCATCTTTTTGCATCTGCTCTTGGGTTCTTCTATGTGTGTCCAAAAATATAAATTTACGTTTTACATCGCCAGAATAGGCTATTATCTTTGCTAACTTTTCAACTTTGTTTGGTGCTTTGCGACTTGAACATGAGCATTTATAACCCTGTTCTTGTAGTTTTTCATCTACATATTGGCAGTAAAGATCGCCACCAACATTACCCTCAAATCTAGTTTGCCTTATTCCATTTTCAATAATTCGACCTACAACAAGTGGCACTGTAACCTCTTTTGTACCCTTATTAAACACCCAACCTATGATATACACATCACCGTTGTCATATTCAACACCAATAGGCATTGATAAGCTATCGCCTCCACCCCAGGCTATATCTGTAACACCGATGTACCTACAATCTCCGTCTGGTAAAACTCCGTTAAAATATCTAAGATTATCTGTTGGGAATAGCAATCCCTCACGGACGTAAGGCTTTTGCATGAACTTAGCCATCCATTCAGCGTTTTCCAATTTGTCTCGCATATCCCTATAGTATTCCGTGGAAAATCCGTTTATTTCATAGTTGAAATTACTTTCGTCGTTCTCATTAAGTGCCGGTATTTGCCTGAATCTATATTGAGGGTCTTTTTCATATTGTTTTCTGAGACGTTCCAGTGGGTCTAGGACATTCCAAAGAGTACCAACCATCAATTCTCTTGCACCGTCGTTTTTACGGTCTACCATTTTGTTAAGGTATTCCTGATAAGTATTCTCCATACGTGTAGGCGACAGAGAATGTTCACGATCACGCACAAGGTCATCGACATACAGATATCCGTCCGCTGATACATCAACGGCACCTGTCCATGTGCCATCAATACCCCTACAAGTAATTGTTGCAAATCTGTCCGGATCGCCAAGCGTAATCGTAAATTCGTCCGCACTTTTATCCGTAACAACTGATTTGTATTTTGGGTGATAATAACCAAACAATTCTCCAAATGTGTACTCAGGCGTTGATACAAGATTCATAAGTTCTTTGTAAAATCCCTTAGCAAGTATTCCTGAATGTCCACCCATTGCTGAATGGCTATTTGGTCTGCGTAGCATAATCCACGCAAGGAAAAAAATACAAATCGTACTCTTTCCAACACGGGACGGCATAGACAAGCCATAGAACTTGATTTTGCGTTGCTCCAAATCTTCCAAATCTTGCGCAACAACATTTAAGGTTTTTCTCCTAGGCTGGTAAAATCTCTTCTGCCAAGCTCTATTCTTCTCCATGTAAAAAATAAAACTTTCAAATTTATCATAAGATTCAAGTTTCAGAATTTGATAATATTGATTGACAAGCTCTATCTCTGTATTGTTTGCCTGGGCGAATTTCTCTATTTCCCAGATGTCCATGCCGAATTGTTTCAAACAAAATTGATTTACGATTGTCTTCGATCTTGCCGTGCATTCAAGCATTGTAGTGATATCACCATCATTTTGGGCTAGTTGGCAAGTATCAAGATAGGCATTGATGATTGTTTCGTCTATGCCCCGAATATCTATGTACTTTTCACAATCCTTAATCAAATTCTGTAATTCAGACATAAAAAATAGCACCTCGCTAAAAAGCAGAGGTGCTATGGCCTCTGCCTATAATTTTTCTAGGGTAGCGGCTACAATCAATCTGTAGCCGGTAATATATTTATTTGCCAATTCCTACAGTTCCTAAGTATTCAACACTGTCTTTTGAAGTATAGACGATGATTTTATCGTTGCGAACCATATTGGGTTTTTCTGTAACTTCGATTTTGTTCTCATCTTCTGTAAAAATAAATTCAACACTTCCATTGTAGGTTATCAGTTGTCTGTTTATACAAACTGTAATTATCTCATAGTTGTAAGCAGGGGCGCGTGAAACTGTACTTTGGTATCTAGCGTAAATTCCACTTTGTATCTCTTCTATTTCGCATTCGTATTTTTCGGTTTTATTAACCCAATTTAAAAATAATATCAGTGCAACAATGCTAATAACAATAACAATAGTGGGAATAATGATTTTAAAAAATTTTTTCATAAAAATTCCTTTCCACTGATAATCAATAACTAAACATTTACTAATTCATCTGCATACCTTGTCATTTCAATTTGAGTTCCATTATCATCTTTTGTGCAAACAGTCACATATCTACTGAAGATGCTTTTAATATCTCCTATGCGGATTTCTGTTTCATCATCTTTAAATTTGTAACACTCACGCATTTTCTCAATACAGTTATTCATCTCTGATATTTTCATAATATCACTCCTAACAATTTATCTTTATTCCCTCTGTCAATATGGCGGTTTTATCCTCATTCAGAATTGTGTTTCCGTTTTCATCCGTTTTATGCCATCGTGCATTAACTTTAATCATTGGACTTTGGTTTGCATGACCAATAAAATGTAACTCCATGTCCGTGCAATTTACTTTTTTGCCGTCAATAAACACTTGTGCAGTTTCGCCATTGGATTTTATCATAATTTTTTCTTCTGCCGTCTCAAATGGTTCACATTTATACATAGATTTCCAACTATCTTCATACCACCTATCCATTTGAGCAATAACACTTTTTGCATAATATGTAGGTTTGCTCATCGTCTTTGTACGGTTGCATAAAACTTCTTGATAGTTCTCAATTATAAATCGACAAACATTGCCATCGTATTCATAATCTCTGTAAAATTGATAAAATGTTTTTAAATTTTTAACAAAATCAATTAGTGTTTTCATTTCTCATAAACCTCTTAAAATCTTTCCTACACTTAGGGCACAAATCATATTTGTGTTCGTTTCTCCATATAGCCATTGGGAGTGTTTGTTTTGCTAAATCTTCTGTCGTGTATATAGTTTTCTTGTGTAAAGGTTCTAATTCTTCTGTTTTGAAATGAGCGTATTTCTCATTGTAAAATGTCATTTCTTTTCCGCACCTGTCGCAAGTGTACCATTCTCTTTCATGTTTCATTGAATCTCTCCCATGATTGTGGCAAATACTCCACAGTTCCATCATTTTCCGACTTTTGCCATCCACTATCGCTACTGTAGTTATCACGGCAAATAGCACCTGTGCGTGATACCACAATATAATTGCCACCTTTTTCAGGATTGCCACGTCTAAAGTGCTCTTCTGTGTATTCTTGTTTACGATTGTCCACCGTCATTATTATTCTCATTCCAATACACCTTAAACCCATGCTTTTTATATTCTGCAACTGCATTTTTAAGACTGCCTATATCTTCATATTTCTCGTTTAGCATAATTGCTTTGTCATCCTTAACTACGGCATATATGCCAAATTTAACAGCCTTTGACGCTATTTTGAGAACTCCTCTGAAACCTTTTCTATTCATCGTGTATACGCTAGCATCAATATTAACTATCATTCCTCCACCAACTTTCTGCCACAGATAGGGCAATAATTTATGTCAAACTGCCCCGACCCATATTCGTTTCCACTATTGTCGTAGGACAGATGTCAGTTATGTGTATCGCCAACTATCATTGCATTTCCGTATGTATAACCATTTTCTATCTTTTGACGTTTGCCATTGCAAAATCTACACACTTTTACTTCTCCTCATCTTCAAAAACAAACAACGTGTCCGGAAATGGTTCTCCGCTAAATAGCATATTGAGGTATTTCAAAAAGGTCGGAGTACTCATTCCGGCTATTCGTGCAGCTTTAGCCTGTGTAACTCTACCAGCCATATATTCTGCTACTGCCTCCGAAAACTTATCCGGATCACATCTATGTGTGCCTTTAGCCATATTTTCACCTCGTAATAACATTTAACAAATGGCAGAGATGGGATTTGAACCCATGACCTCTAGCTTATGAGGCTAGCGAGCTGCCAGACTGCTCTACTCCGCGTCATTATACATACGGCATACTATATAGCCGCATGCCGGGGCTTGTGATTATTTACTCTGGGAGGAGTATTCGACCGCCTATACGGCTACAGTTGGCATTCTGTAGGCTGATTTTCGCAAAACACTCACCGGATCTGGTGACGGTCCTTTATTCAGCATTCCGCTAGTGAGTGAAAGGAGCACAAATGAAACAAACATTTGTCCGGTCAAGGTAAAAGAATTTGAAAACCTTAACCGCATGAACGATATGGGACTCGAACCCATGGCCCATAGATTAAAAGTCTATTGCTCTCCCAACTGAGCTAATCATTCACATTCGCCTTGTATGGTCTCAAGGCTCCCATGGTTAGTCATGGTGGACTGTATAGGTGGAAAGGCTACTTGCGACAACTGCCTATACTCAGTAGCGGGGCTAGTGGGATTTGAACCCACGGATGCAGGAGTCAAAGTCCTGTGCCTTACCACTTGGCGATAACCCTATTTGTATTTCTCCATTTCATTAACACTCATACCGACTATTCCGGCTGATTCATCACTGTCAGTATGCTTAAAGTATTCTCCTCTTTGCGGCCACATATATCTGAATATAGCATAATTGGCAACATCAAGAAGATATTCCGTATTTCCTGTCTCCTTAAACTTTGCAAGGCATTTTTCAAGGCTGCCTATTGCGTCAACATTGCCTGTGGCAAAATTTCTTCCGGCTCTGCCATACTTATAATGACTTTGAACCACTAAAGCCTTGCGTTTTTCATCAAATTGTAAACTATAGTCAGTTTTCAGAATATCATCAGTCACACTCATTATTTCTGCCCTCATAATCCAAACATACATGTCTAGGTTCAACGTAATCTGAATAATATTCGCTATTCTGATTGTTACAAACCTTATCACCATCTTCTGTTATGCAGTATTCACAATTGCTGCATTTATCTTTCGCCATAGTGATTACCTCCCAATGTTTAGTTATCCTTACTGAGATTTATTCCAAACGCCACGGCCTTAATTAAAGCAATTATGCCCAACAATATGTATATCCAAACAGGGGCATTAAGTTTTATGGCAATCCAAAGCAAAATGATAAGTTCAATCATATGTCGCCCTCCTGTTTGTGGTTGGCTCTCCACGTATCAAATCCATCTGGATATCTGTTTTCAAGTTTTTCTTTGTTCGTCTGCATAACATCATCAAGGGTAAATCCGCTTGCATCACAGATCATGGCAACATACCACATTACATCGCCACATTCTTTCTTCAAGTGATTTATGTCTATGCCTTTTTCGTGAAATATGCCCTTTTTAACAAGATCAGCAACTTCTCCTGACTCGCCTGTAAGGCCTATAACGCCATTAAGCAGTTCAGCAACGTCCATTCCATTTGTTGTTGAAACAGCATTAAGAAGTCTATCTCTATTTCTGCCATCATTTGTACGCATGGCAGCCATTTGATATTCAATTCCGTTCATTTTATTCCTTTTAGGTTAGGGATTTTATAGTTTTGTCTGATGTGATTAAAGAATATCTATCTGACCGATAGATAACTGTTATGTATGCATTATATACACATTATTTAAATTTTGTCTATATTTTTTTCTGAATTGCGATTATATCTTCTATTGGGACTTTAAACAGTGCTGATAAAATTATCAGATTGTCAACTGTAGGTATTGATCTTCCTTTTTGCCACTTGTATATCGCATTTGGATTTGTAAATCTAAGTATGTTTTGTAAATCCTTAACACTTAGTCCTTGTTGTTTTCGATAATGTACTATGTTTTGACCTGTTTTACACATGTCTATAACAGGTATATCAATCATGTATTCTCACCAACCCTATGTTTATTTGTTTTGTCGTTATGTGTAGGTTTATACTTGATATATTTATATGTGGCTGATAAGGCCTTTTTTATTTTAAAAATATTTGGGGGGCTTAGTAGGGGCTCTCCTGGGGTCCTGTCAGACCCCCACCCCCTCCAATGATCTTTTTTAGCACTCGTTTTGTCTAAATGCTAATATTGTTTTAATTGTTCGCGCAATTTGCTATTATGTCGCTTATGCCTTTGTATCTATTCGCAAAACCCACGTTTCACGCACAGTTATGTATTTATTCCGTGTTGTTACCGTCAAAAAGTGCCTTATTTCCTACGTTTTCAGCCTGTCCTAAATTGTTTGAATTGTTCGTACAATTTGACATGGTGCAGTCAACCTCTATAGCCTCCGCCTGTGCTGAATTGTCTGGAAGTTTGGCACAATTTGACTCTAACAATTTGCGCACATCTGAGGCAGTTAGTGCGATTGTGGCACCTCCGGCAGTAGCTCCGTCGGCATCGTTCCAGCCGTATTCCCTGTTTTGTATTGCAATTAAGCCAACCGCCTGTTTTGTGTCAATTAGCCGATTTGTCAGACAATTTTCACGAAAACCGCGAAGTTTTTTGTAAATTCTTGTCCGCGGGTGGCTTGGCTTATCCTTTCCCCACTCCGTTATTGTGTCGTTGTCAATACCTGTCAAGTGGCAATAGTCTATTATTGATGGCACTTTATTATATAAACCACAAATATATATATAATACTCGCATATATCTAAACATTTATTATAATCATACATATTTGAATATATAGCACCCTTAGACATATATATATTATTATTATTCAATAATCTATCTGTACCTTTGAACATACGTCTATATATATACATCATAGCACCAGACCACAAATTCTGTGGACAGTTTGTGAGATCATCAATAGGCGGCTTGTGAATGTCGCAAAACTCTTGTAAATACATATCTATCTCATTGTCAAATATTTCTACCTCCTGGCTATTCTCCATGTCTCCGCCTCCTCTCTAGCTATATATTATTATATATACATATACAACAAAACCGCATAGAATACAGTTAAATATACTCTATGCGGAATACCTCTTTAGTGTTTAGATATGAATAAAAAACATCAATAAAACATATACCATTGTTTTATTGATTTGTCAATGCTGATTTTTATGGCCAGTTTGCGACCTGATCCCACATTCTGTTATATTCCTTTATCGCCTCTCGCTCTGACAGATCAAACAATGTTGGATAGTTCCAGCTCCTGTCATTCTGTCGCCCGGCTTTGTGCTGCTCAAGCTGATCTATGCAGACGCTAACACATATATGCGCACAAGGTCCAAAATCCAACATGCAGCGCACCCGACCGTTTCCCTCTTCAAAAATCGCGAATATGTCACACATAGACGCCGGGGGCAGTCCTTTTTTCTGTGCTGCTCTGTTATACTCCTTTATCATTGCTTGACGGCTATTTATATTTAACTTATAACAATAACCACGTTTCAACACTTTTTACACCTCCAGAATTGATATAATAAGCATAAAAAAACACGGCTATTATATCAATAATAACCGTGTGACAAAGTTCGACAAAGTTTTTACTTGTTGTAAAAATCATTAGCGGCATTAGCCATAATTCTAGCCGTGTTGTATTTTCCATCTGCTCCAGATGCCCAATCAAAATAAGCGTCCGTGACCTCGCAATAATCGCCCGGGTTATTATATATTCCTGCCGGCATAGCCGCGCCGCTTGTATGTATTACAAGATCACCATTTTCTTTTATCCAAACTTTGTTTACATTATTCTTTTTTTCTAACTGCTCATTTACCTTTTTAATTGTTACCATTGTTTATTCTCCTTTGCTTATAAAATATACTCTATCACGTATCTGTCACCCTCAAAAGTGACTAGATCCATATCCCAGTTTTTAGACTTCGACGTATTCATTGAAGTCTTCAACGCTGGCAAACGTGTTGCCAACCTCCAGACCATCTAGGCAGTCTGTGCCGCTACAACCGCGGCGGCAACGGCAAGTTCTGCCGTGTGCCTCTTCACCGTTGTCAAAAACAACGGTGTAACGAGGATAATTGCCATTATTACAGCCTTCGTTTTCGAGTTCTTCAATTATTATTTTTTTAATTTCCATCTTCCTCACCTTTCCGCCCCTTGGGCGTCCTTTCCTTATCTGATGTATACATCATATCATTTTGTGCCTTATGTGTCAACGTTTATTTTGTGCCTTATTTTAATATTTTTTCTTCGCGCTCTAATTTTTCGGCAACCGCTAACTTTATAAAGTTATTTGACGTATACCCGAGTTTTTCAATTCTGCTCTTTGTCCCCGCGGTGAGGCGGCAGTTAATGCGTTCAAATTTATCATCATATTTATATATTGCTTTGCGCTGTGCTTCTGTAGTTTTCTGCTTCATTTACTCCATCTCCTTTACATATTGATATATCTAATATATATCATTGTGCCTTATATGTCAACATTGATCTTTTATATCTGATCTGTTGTAGCTTTGTATTTTGATTATTTTGTGCCTTATACACATTATACAATTTATAAGCTGTTTTGTGCCTTATATTTGTGTATTATTCCATCTTGTTTTGTGCCTTATATCGTAGTATCATTTAACCATAGCAAAGAGATAGCGCCTTGACAATTCCACACGGCAGACATTGACGACTTGCAAGAGCTTGCCGCCGGTGTCTGGTGGATAGCAAGGCAGGAAATACAAAGGAGATAAAAAAGATGAGAAACTACACAATTAAGGACAAGACAACAAGGAACTATATAGGAACTGTAAGAATGACGCCAGATCAGGCAAAGAAAGCCCAGGCAGATTTTATTGTTAAGGAGGTATAAAAACATGAGATATTATCACAACGTTCCAACAGGATGTGCCCCAAAATGGGAGCAGATCAGCAAGACAACATATAACATTTTGTTAGACTGCTACAAAGCAGCCGAGGCAACACCGGAGCAGATCGCACAAAGAATAAAAAAAGAATGTGATCCCGGCGATCCGATTATATATGGCCCCGGCGATCCAAAAAACGCCGTGACATGTGAATTTTACATGTCATTTGAAAAAGGCAGGGAATGTCTCATATATGCTAAGTGCGCCGGTGGTTCAATTCTTGCACCGGCGGACATGTTCAAATTTTAGCCGAAACGCTCCAACTTTCGGAGCGTCAGCCGGGGACGGTCTCCCGGCTCTGACGTATAATAAAAACCGGATTTATTCCGGTTTTTTCTTTGTGTTTCTCTTATTATTTGCTTGCGTCTTCATATCAACCCACCTGCAATTAGAAGGTTCGTAATTTCCATTTACGTCTATGCGGTCAATCGTGCATTCTCCACGCTCTGCATTTTCATCATAACCGTTATTATATGCCCACTTGTAAAAATTTTCTATTTTGTGCCACTCTTGGCAAACTTTAATTCCCCTACCACCATAATCTTTAAATGCTTTAGAATTTTGATTTTCGCATCTTTGAAGCATTCCATTCCATACATGATATATACGTTCGTTACATAAGCCATGAACTATGTTATTTTTGTGTAAATCATCAAGAAAAGTTTTTACGTGGCATCCACAAGAAACAACACGACCGCTTTTTAAATCCCCTGCTGTCATTGTTTTAATATTTCCACAATCACATTTACACTCATACAACGCTTTTCCGTTCTTATTGCTTCCAACTCTTTTTATCACGGTAAGCATATTTATTTTCTTACCCGTCAAATCATTTTTGATTTTAGCAGTACAACCGCAACTTTTAGTTTCTCCGTTCTTTAATCTATCACCCCTTATTTCTTTTATTCTTCCACAATCGCATTTACAGACCCATTTTATAGCACCGTTCGATGCTCTCGAACCAGCACGCAAGACAACCAGCTTTTCAAACTTCTTACCGGTCAAATCCGTTGAATTATATAACTCTCCCATAATATAGCCACCTTTCAATATCAATTATGACTATATTATAAACCGTAAATGGTTTTATTTCAAGATATAGCTAAATCATTTTTGGTTTATTTTATCATCTACATATTTTATAATATTCCCAGGTTGCATATCAAGCAATTTACACAACTGTTCTAATGTTTTGATGCCAACCATTTCTCCATTTCTAAATTTTTGCATTGCTGATTGGCTTATTATTCGATTTTTTAATATGTTTGTGCTATTATACCCAGCTTCTTTTAGTGTCTCAATCACATCTATTTTATATTTAAGCATAGTTAAAACCTCCTTATGGTAATTATATAAATTTGTATATTCTAAGTCAATAAAATAATCTAAAAAAAGTTTAATTCATATATTGACATTAAACCATATTTGGTTTAATATAATGACATAGAAAACAAATAAATTATAGGTTCTGATAATGGCAGACCAGAAAGGGAAAATATGAAAAATTTAAGCGAATGCAAAGAATACTATAAAGATTTATACATGAATTGTTTAGAAAATGATTCGTTTGAAAAAAGCATTTTTGAAAGCACTGAAAAAGCCCGGTATGAAACTTTTTGCGAAACATTAAAATTCATCTATGGCGAAGATTTTAAAAACATTATGCCGAACTGGTCAAGTGATGCATCGAAAGAATTTTATTCAAGAAAATAGTCGAAACCGCCGCCCCGGCGGTCTGCAGGAACTGCCCCACCTGCACCGATGAGACAGGGCGCAATAAAACAGGAGGTAACAACATGAGAAACTACACAGAGGAAATAAGAGCGCAGCACGACGGCAAAATTTACAGAGAGGTAATAACTTTTACTGATCTGGATAAGAACGGCAACAAGATAATTGTTGAGCTGTCAAGAGGATACAGAGGAAAGGCGGGATATATCGCCGTTGATGTTACAAGGCTGGACGGCGAAGGTGTTTACACTGGTGCGATGGATCTTAACCCGCAGGTGGAGAGACAGGAAAGGAGCATAAACGGCGTTAAATGTGTTAATTATGTTATTGTTCCGGGTTGGCTTCTTGCTCCAACGGATGACAATAAAAATAAAATATTAGACGAGATAGCCCGCCGGGCATTCTCATAAAATCGGCAAGAATTAAAGGAATTCCGGGCGGTTCGATTCCCCGGCTTGCCTTTGCCGGAATGACCGGGAAATTTAATTATAGAAAGGGTGGTTTTTATGAATTACAAAAAGCACGTAAAACACATTTTGCGCCAGATAGAAAAGGCATTTGACAAGGCAGACAGCATAAAAGAATATGAAGAATTATGTGAATGTATTTACTTGTCAGACTGTAAACTTGATTACAATACATTTTTGAAGCTTAAAAATCTTGTTTTTTAGCCGCCGTAGAGGATGTCAGCCGGACCGATATCGGCGGCGGTTTTTCCCGCAAGGGATAAAATTAAAATATGGAGGTATTGAGATTATGACACTTTACGAAAAATTAGACACTTTAACCGCTGGGGAAATCCGCGGAAACCTGGAAAGATTTATATTTATTTATGGGAAAATGGCTGTTGAAACTTTAGGGCTTGAAAAAATAAAAGATTTTTCTTTTTGGGATAATGGGCGAAGTGTAATTATATACACAGGCGCACAAACGGTTTTTGATTGTAATTATGATTTTTTCTATGGGTTGAAAAGACTCACAACTTGTTATAATAAAAGCGGTTTGTTTTTCAAATTTAATAATTAATATTTTTGATTAAGGGCGTACGGGTTGCGCCCTTTTGCCGTTCCTGGTGGGCTGTGGTTGGTTCAATTCCAGCCGGGCGGCTTTCTGATCTTTGATAATATAATATTGCTATGTCGGCGCCTGTGTGCTATGCTGTTCATGTATAGCCTTATTAACTATATATTTATATCTAATTGTGTGAATTGTTTGTGCAATTCTATACAATTATATTATTTATGGCGGTTTATTAATTGCGCCTGTCTGCTGCCGTTTTTGGCGGTAGATCTCGCCCGGTTTATATTGCTGTTGTATGAGTAAAAATAACAACGTGTTTATTTGCGTTTTAAGGCTTTTTGAGTGTGCGAGCGTGTAAATCTATTAACAGCGACACGCAAAGCAGTAAGCAAAAAACTATCGCGGAGACAATGGCATATTATAAGCACTGTCGGTGGTGTTCTTTTGCCGTGTGGCTGGTCCCGGTTTGGGTTATGCCTTACTTTGCCACGTTGAAGTGTTTCAATTCTGTCCAAAAATCTGAGCAAAACTCGCATGAAATTGAGAAAAAGTTGAGAAAAAATTTTTTGACCGTCCGAAATTTTCAGAATTATTTGATAGGGGGGTATACATTAATCCGAATATTTTTTTATAAGAATTTTTGAAAAATTAATTTTTATTTTTGATTTGATACAATAACAAGAGCTTTGGCAAGATAGTGCGATTGCCCTAACTCTTCTATCAGCTTTTGCCGGGTCATGTCCGGATTGGTTCGTCTTATATATTTTAATATCTTATCTATGTTATCCATACATTCTATCTCCCATATATCCTGTTAATATATCAACAATTTCAAATACTTGATCGCCGTATGTAGCAACAAAGTCGCACAGCATCTCTTCCTGTTCTATCGGCATATATATGTCATACGACATGCAGACGCAATGACACAGTTCGTGTATAATCACTTTACGTAAAAATGCACCATGTAAACTTTTAGCCAAGTATATGCAGTGGGTATTCATGTCTGTTACTCCCACGCTCATAGAGCCATCTGTGCGGCTCAATAACGAGCTTTTATTGTCTACCCATACAATTTGCCATTGAATACTATTTAATTCAAAATTCAATCTATATGCCCCCTTAAAACGCAAGAGAGCGACTTTGCACTCCCTCACGCTTATATACATCATGTGTAATTGTTACAGTTTTGTTACAAGTGTAGACATTTTTGATTTGAGCATCGACCGCTCTTCCGGGGTCATGCTGCCGATCACATCTGTAATGTCCTCACTAACTCCTTTGAGGTACTTCTCAAGTTCCTGCATAGTTGTGTCTTTATCTTTATGCATTTCTTTCGCTTCGATGTATGATCTCCTCATCATGCCACTTTTGCCTTCTCTGCTGTCTCTTGTAGCAGTTGTTGGCTCTGTATAGTGCATTCTACCACTCATGCGGTCAAGGTCTCTCATTCTTTCCTGCATTGGCTTATCTTCCCATGTCCTATAATCGTCTGGCATTTGATGATAGTAAGGAGGCTCTATATATCCGCGTCTTGTTCCTCTGCCTTTCGGCGCAAATCTGCCATTAGCATAGCGGTAGTTATCATAGAATCTTCTATCTGGATAATCTTCGTACTGTTCAACCATACGCATAATGTCCTCATTATCTTCTGATTTTTCCATAGCTTCAACAATTCTGTAATCCTTGTCAAAGCAAGCTATGTTCTTCGCTATTTCTGTAAAATCTTTTAAATCGTCAAGGTTTTGCCCCTCAAAGTTATCCAATCCGATTGATTCAACCTTTGCTTTTAAGCACTCCATTATTTGTTTTGCCCATCTATGCATAATCCTCACCCCCTATGCTAAACGCTCAATCGTTATATTTGCGTTTGCAACATTGACAGCCTGTGATGATGTATTCTTAACAGATACTGCCATGCAACAACCACAAGGAATCCATACGTCTGTTGCCATAGCTACATTGTTAAATTCATCAACCGCAGCTGGTGTTGATATTGCAAGCGTTGATAAGTCCGGCTCGCCCTCTATCGCTATTGCTAATGAAATTGTTCCAGCCGTTCCGCCTGTAGGCACTGCTATATTGCCGGAAAATGATACTCTATACTTGGCGCGGCGGTTATTTGTTGCACCTTTAAGATTAATAAGTCCACTACCTGTCCTATGTGTTATTATTCCTCTGTTGCACACTGACGTTGGTGTGTCGGTGAACAAGACATTCCCATTTGCGGCTACTTCCTGAGTAGCCACGTTGCTATATTCAGCCATTTTCTTTACCTCTCTTTCACAAAATAAGGGCAAACATATTTCAGTCTGCCCTTGGGTTAAAAAGTAATACTGCATAGCAGACATAATCATGTTCAATCGGTTAAAACCGGTTAAATCGGTTAAAATCGAGTTCAACTCAATTAAGATACTCAATTATTCGTTTTTACGTAGCTGCTACTTTTAGCAGCCACAGCCTGCATTGCAACCACATCCATAAGCATAAGCATTAGGATTAGGCACAACATAAGCTGGAATAGCTGTAGGATTTACAGAGTTGACAATCTGCTGTGTTTGTGCTGTCATTGCAGTAGTCAGAAGTGCATTCTGTCTATCCTGTGATGCGGCGAGCCTTAAGCTATTGTTTTCTGCCTGCAATGTGGCTATCTTGTCCTGAGTCAGGAAATCAAGGATGCTTCTCGTGCTGTTCTCGATAGCCTGTCTTGTCTCACAAGCCTGTGTAGCCATGTTGTAGTTGGTGTCGCAGAAACCTCTCTCAATCTGTCTCTGAGTCTCACAGCAACAAGCGGCATTCTGAGCAGCCATGTTGTTAAGGGTTGCCTGAATAGCATTTGTGTTCTGCATACCGGCTACAGTGTCAGCGTTGATCGCCTGTTGTATGCCATAGCCTGTCTGCATGATATTTGTGTTAATGCTGTTGTTCATGGCATAAAATCCATCACAAAGTCCGTTAGAAATGCCGTCTAACTTGCTGATAACTGCTGAATTATCAAATCCTCTCTGAATATCAGCTTGTGTAGCTGCTGTTGCAACATAGCCACCGCCATTGTTGCCGCCAAAACCGCCAAATCCACCATTGCCCCATCCAAAGAGCAAGGCAAATACAACGATTATCCAAAGCCATCCGCCGTCAGCCCAACCACCATTGTTATTGCCATTACCATCAATGTTAGCCACTAAAGGTACGCTGGCACAATTTGAGTTTGAAAACATATTGTTACCTCCTGAAAATATATTCATAAAGATGTCACCTAGGTAATTTGCAAAGACATCTAATATGCTACTAATTACCAAATCTACTTTTTATCTGATTAAATACATCATCTGCATTTAATCCCTTTTCTTTGCACAAATTTCTCGCCATTTGCTCTATACCCTGTACGTTGCCTTGTTGTGCCATATTGATAGTATTTTTCATCATAGGATTACTCATAATCTGATTATTTCCCATCATCTGCTGTATAAACTGTTGTGGGCCAGCTTTCATCATTTGAAAAATGTTAATTGGGTTCATTCTTCGTCACCACCTTTACTTTGTGATCGCGAATTTTTTCTTTGAGAACTTGTTAGTTTGCTTTCAATTTCTTCAATTTTTGAATACAGATTATCCAATCTTGTTGTAATACCCTCTGTAACGCTTTCTGATAGGTCTATTTTAAATTTTTCTGCATCAAAAGTATTATTTACTGCCTGTGTCGGTTTTGTGTCTCTAACAGGCTTATACACGATTGTTTCAATTTGCCCTTCTGCGTTCCATCCTTTAACATAAATCTCGGACAAATCTTGTTTAGGGAAAAAAGCAGCGGTGCCATCCATTGGAACATCATTTGCCGTTATTGCTTCTAAAGTCTGAACAACCTTACCTGTAAGTGGCTTTACTTGCGGCTGCATTACTTGTTGAGGTTGCTCTACTGGCATAGGCTGAACCTGAGATTGTGGTCTAGTTGTCCATGGATTGTACATTTGGGGTGTATAAGCCATTTGCGGCTGACTATAAATCATATTTTGATAAGGTGTCTGTGCTATCATCCGTTTTCTCCTTTTCAAGTTCTTCGTCAATTGCGTGTATCATTGTCGATTGATATATAAGTGGCACTTTTGCCACATCTTCCCTAGAAAAAATACGTTCCAATATTTCATCGGTAATCATAAGCCACCTCCTATAACTCTATTTTTGCATAAAAAAAGAGCGGTAACGAGTTCGTTATCCGCTCATAATCAGCTCACCAAAGTGTCATTATTGTATCACCCGGTTTATCTTTCGGTCTACCTGATGTGCTATCCGTTTTATTGTCGACACACTCATATTCATCAACTCGGCGCACATTTCATATGTGTATTGTTTGTTGCGCAACTCATACAGTTCTAATTCTCGCTCTGTGAAGTTGGCATTAAATCTTATGTACTCATATTCAGCCTTTATCAGCTTAGATATATCAATCATCAATATACCTCCTAAGTACACAATCAACATAACATATAGCCTAAAAAATAGCAATAAAAAAGACGCATAATGCATCATGTGTTAAAAAGAATGTAGTGTATATGCGGTATAGCACCACCTCAATGCCATAGGAACTGTATTATGTAGGTGCTAAAAGTTTTTTAACTGAATTTCTATATCGTCCTTGCCTACAATCACTTTATCAATTATAGTTTTGAGTATAGAGTTTTTTTGAGACTTGCTGATACCATCCCAGATGTCGGCAAGTTTTTTTATATTCTCATAGACAAATTCTTTTTTCTGCTCATGCTGGCCATTTTTTCTTTCAGTTGAAATCTTTTCGGTAGTCTCTCTGATCTCAGTCTCCAAAGTCTTAATCATATCCAAAACCATGTCGTTTCCCTCTGCATACAGGGTGTATAACCGTTTTAGCTTTGCTTTTTGTTTTTCAAGCTGGTTAGTCAGTATTTGCAACTTTGTTTCTTTTGCCTTTGGCTTGTATTGTGATAGATTTATTGAGATGTCAAGTATTTCATGCTCAAATGCTTTTTCAATATCGCTTGCCCATGCTCCGGGGTTGTCGCAATCTGCATTGTAGTTCGGCAAGTAGTCCAAGTATTTGTCGTGTGAGCAACAATATATCTTGTGAATCCCCATGCCGGTTATCTTCTGGTATCGCATCTTGCAACCACAGGTTTTGCAATAACACAAACCTGTAAGCAAATGTGGCTCGGTAAAACTGTATACATGTTGTTTACGTCTACTTTTTCTCAACTCCTGAGCAAGATAAAATTTGTCACGCTCAAATATCGGCTCATGCAATCCTTTATATGTGCCGCCCTTGTATGGGATATAACCGATATTAACAACCCCTGTGAGGATATTTCTCACAACAAATTCACTCTTATAGCCAAGTAGTCTCTGAATTTTTACGTCGGACATACCGTCAATAAACAAATCCATAGCTCTATTAGCCTGTTCGGCACGTTCTGGAATCGGTACAAGATAGCCAAGGTTTTTATCATATCGGTAACAGTATGGTGTATTGCCGCCGCCCATCCAGTAGCCATTTTTAACTCTCTCCAGCATACCGCCGCGCATTCTCAGCAACATTGTGTTTCTATCGTATTCGGCAACTGCCGCCATAATATGTGTTTGAAACTTGTCTTGCGGTGTTTCATACCTGGCAAAATCGTGTACGCTATTAACTCTGACACCTTTCGGTGTAAAGAGTTTTTCAATCATGTATAATGCATCTACTGAATCCCTTGCTAGCCTGTCCAGCTTATATACTACTATGTTGTTTATTTTCGATATGTCCGATATAAGCCGTTGCAGTTCAACACGCTTGCTCATGTCCATCCCAGATAGTCCAGCATCAATATACCAATCAGTGATTAGCATTTCATTTTTCTTACAATATTCTTCGATATCTCTTTTTTGACTTTCAAGGCCGTAACCCTCTTCAACCTGTCTTTCTGTTGACACTCTTATATATGCCACACATTCCATTTCTATTATCCTCCTACGTAAAATGTGCCGCATATACACTACATTCTACGGCACATTCTACTTGTCATTTATTTACTTGTCAACCAATCATGCTAGCTATTGTTCTTGCCACATCATCAGGCAAAACAATATCAGCAATATTCACTTTTTTACCACTTTGCGTAACCACAACATTCATCTGTTTTTCCTCCGATACTCCGCCTTTGCCTTTAAACTTCTGTCTATCAGATACTTGTCAACCGCT